TACGCTGCGGAGATCAACGACACCAGCCTGATGCCGGCTGACGGCTCGGCCAAACGCTTGGCGGTGGTCTACGGGGGCAACCACGGTGGCGAAGATCATGGTGAATTCGCCATGCGGGCGTTCCTCGAAAACCTGTGCGGCAGCGACACTGAAGGTCAGGCGCTACGCAGGGCGTATCGGGTGCTGGTCTATCCGATGCTCAACGCTCCAGGCCGAGCGGGTGGAGGATGGCGTGGCAGCTTCACGCAGGGTGCTGGCGGCGCAGACGATGCGAACCGTAACTTCAGCAGCACGACCAGCACGCTGGAAATCGTAGACAAGCCAAAGGCGGCGCTGACGACTGACCGGGCATCGACTGTCCCCGACTGGCTGATCGACTTCCACGGTACCTACCTCAACACGTGGTCGATCTTCGTTGACCCGTCCGACTTGGCGCAGGCCAGGTTTCAGGCGCGGCTGCAAACTTACAGTGGTTCCACGATTGCCGACGAGGGTGATTCGGCCAGCGGATCGATCTCGACGTACTTCAAGGGACTTGGCACAAAGCTCGCGATTACTCATGAGGCGGGCACGCCCGCTCCTGTCAGTGACGCGGCGATCACGGCGCACGGCGCGGCCATCGTTGACGCGATGCAGTCGCTCGCTGCTGAAGGGTTCTTCGATTCAACAGCAACAGCGGCAGCTGGCGCCGCGACGGTGTCGGCGGTTGGTGCATCGACAGCGGCATCAACGGCAACAGCAGGCCAAGGATCGACGAGTGTCTCGGCGGTTGGGGCATCCACGGCGGCCTCATCAATCTCTCCCGCAGTTGGCACGAGTTCCGTGTCTGCCATAAGCCCAGGTTCCGGTGGATTCAATCCTAGCTGGGCGCGGGCTTCAAACTCAGTTATCGCAGGCGGGGTGTTTGCATGAAGAAAAACGTAGCGTCTCAAGTGATTGGCGCGCAGATGGTAAGCGCAAGCGATGGCTCGGCGTTCACGGGTTCGGTCACGGTGTACGTGACGGGTGACGCCAGCACGCAAGCGGCGGGGTCTGTCGGTTCTGGCGCCTGCACGCACGAGGGCAACGGCTTCCACACCTACGCGCCAGCGCAGGCCGAGACCAACTACGACCACATCGCGTTCACCTTCATCGGTACGGGCGCGGTTCCCGCAACGGTTCAGATCTACCCATCGTTCCCGCAGACAGGCGACTCGTTTGCCCGCATTGGTGCGCCTGCTGGTGCATCCATATCTGCTGACATCGCAGTGATCGATGACTTCCTCGACACCGAGATCGCCGCGATCAAAGCGAAGACAGACAATCTGCCCACCGATCCTGCCGATGCGTCCGTGGTCGCCGGGCTGATTGCCGCAGTCGAGGCCAAGGTCGACATCGTGGACACCAACGTCGATTCGATCCTCGTGGACACGGCCGAGATCGGTGTCGCGGGGGCTGGCCTGACGGCGGTCGCGAGCGCTGCGAACCTAGCGGTCGTTGCAGGCTATCTGGACACCGAAATCGCAGCCATCAAGGCCAAGACGGACAACCTGCCGGCCAGCCCCGCGGCGACCGGCGACATCCCGACCGCCACGCAGAATGCCGACGCGCTGCTCAACCGCGACATGAGTGCGGTCAGCGACACGAACGCGCGCAGCCCGCTCAACGCGATGCGGTTCATCCGAAACAAGTGGGCGATCAGCGGTACGACCCTGAGCGTGAAGAAGGAAGACGATTCGACGGACGCATGGACCGCGACTGTCACGGCGGCCCCGGGCGCTGATCCAATCTCGGGCAACGACCCGGCCTGACGATGGCGGCGGGCTTCCGCAGTCCGCTTGCCCTGTGGGTCGGCGGTGCAGGGCTTGCCCCGAGTGAATCGCAAACTGGCGTCAGCAGCCTTCTTGCGCCCTGGGTTGGTGGCGCAAGCATCACGCCGACTGATTCGCAGGCAGGTGTCTCCAGTCTGTTGGCGCCTTGGGTGGGTGGCGCTGGTGTCACACCTGACGAGACGCAAGCCGGTTCTCGCAGCTTGCTTGCGCCGTGGATTGGCGGTGCGAGCGTCACACCAACGGCATCACAAGCCGGCGTCACAAGTTATCTGGCGCCGTGGATCGGCGGCGCTGGAGTTTCGCCGACAGTCACGCAGTGCGGCGCGCGCAGCCTGCTGGCTTTCTGGATGGGCGGCGCCTGTCCTGGCCCGGGAGAGACGCCGCCGGCTCCATCGCCGCAGGCCCCGTCCGGCCGCCCGATGCGCTTCCGCATCCCGCCGCGGCTTCGGGACGAAGACGAAGAAATCATGCTGATCATCCATGCAGCGCTGCAAGTGATCAACAAACACTGAGACGCCATGACCGATCCGAAACTGCTTGAGCGCTTGGCGGCAGTCGAGCGCGGCATCCGTTCGGCTCGCGATGGACGCGATGGGCGCGACGGCGTGGATGGCGTCGGCATTGCCGGCGCGAACGGTTCCGATGGCAAGGATGGCCGCGACGGCAAGGATGCTGATCCGGCGCTGATCGAGGTCGCAGTGCAGCGCGCGATCGGCGACATCCCGGCGCCGCAGAACGGGCGCGACGGGAAAGACGGTCGAGATGGCCGAGACGGTGTTGACGGGAAAGACGGGGAGCGGGGACCGAAGGGTGATCCGGGCAAGGACGGGCGCGACGGCAAGGATGGTGCCGCGGCGAAACCCGTCTCGTATGCCTTCGCGATCTTGCGTGACGAGAACGGGCTGATCGCGGAAGTGATCGCCACACCGCTATGACGAACCACGCCACCAGCAACCCACGAGCCTGCCCTGCGCAGGCTCTTTCAATTCAGGAACGTGCATGAAGGTCGAAATCAGCACTCTGGCCGATTCGGTCTTCCAGGCCGTCAAAGGCTATTGCAGCGCCGAGTTCGGGCGCATGTTTGAGCGGGCGATCGTTCCATTCCAGAAGCGGCTTGAGGAAATCCCAGCCGGCAAGGACGGGTTGCCTGGAGAGCGAGGCCCTCAAGGCGAAAAAGGCATGGATGGCGCCGCTGGCGAACAGGGCGTGCAAGGCGAGCCCGGGAGTCCAGGCACTGATGGAGCGCCTGGCGAGCGCGGTCCGCAAGGCGAAAAGGGTTTGGATGGCCTGCCCGGCGAGAGAGGCCTCCAGGGTGAACCGGGTCGCGACGGCGTCAACGGCAAGGATGGCGCCCATGGCGAGCAAGGTCCGATCGGCCTGACCGGCGAGAAGGGCGAGCCCGGCCTGAACGGCAAAGACGGCGCCCCGGGGGCTGATGGCGCCCCCGGCGTTCAAGGCGAAAAGGGTGATTCAGGCGCGGACGGGGCGCCCGGCCGCGACGGTGAGAAGGGTGCTGACGGCACGCAAGGACCGCAAGGCGAACCCGGCCCGCAAGGCGACAAGGGTGACAAGGGCGATCCTGGCGAACCCGGTCAGAAAGGCATGGACGGGCTGGTTGGTGAACCGGGCCGCGATGGTCGAGACGGCAAGGAAGGCATCCCCGGCCGCGACGCCGCGCAACTGGAGATCCTGCCGGCCATTGATGTGTCGCGGTCCTACCCGCGCGCCACCTACGCCTGCTGGAATGGCGGGCTGATCCGCTCAGTCCGCACGACCGAGCCGGTGAGCGACTCCATTGAGGCAGCAGGCTGGGCCGTGGTGATCGAAGGCATCAGCGAATTCGATGTCGAGCAAGTGACCGAGCGCAGCTTCAAGATCAAGGTGGTCATGACAGGTGGCCGCGTGATGGAGAAGCAGGTTTCCATGCCGGTGCTGCTGGACAAGGGCGTGTTCAAGGCCGACGAGTCCTACGCGCCCGGCGACGTGACGACCTGGGACGGTTCAATGTGGATCGCCCGCGAGGCCACGCAGGATAAGCCGGGCACCAGCGACGCATGGCGCCTTTCGGTCAAGCGCGGTCGCGACGGTCGGGACGGGTTGAAAGGCGAGAAGGGCGAGCGCGGTGCTGAAGGCCGCGCCGGCAAGGATTTGACTCAGATGACGATGGATGGGCGGCGCTTTTGATGGTGGCCGGCGCTGATCCCCGGCTTGTCACGATCACGCTACTCAGGAATCCCGTGACACCGCTTCGCGCGTGGTCTCGCATCAGCCTGCGTTTCACCATCAAGTGAGATTGTATTGAAGTCATATTGGTCGGTGCCCCGCGCCTTCCCGGGCGGCACCATCGCGATCCTCGCGAGCGGCGAAAGCATGTCGCAGCAGGTTGCCGATCAGGTTCACGCCGCCGGCATCCCGGCCATCGCGATCAACAGCACATTCCGGCTGGCGCCGTGGGCCTGGATGCTGTACGCGGCAGATACCGAATGGTGGGCGCACGAGAAGAACCGCGACGCGCACGAGTTCATCGGCCTGAAGGTCTCATGCCAACCGGTGCCCGGCGTCGAGCAGTTGCGCGTCAGCGGGGTCGGCGGGTTCGATCTCAGCCCGAATGCAGTGCGCACCGGTCACAACAGCGGGTATCAGGCGGTTCACATCGCGGCGCACACCGGAGCGACGCGCATCCTGCTGTGCGGCATGGACATGCACGGCGGTCACTGGCACGGAACGCACCCGCACGGACTGCGCGATACGCCGCAGGAAAGCTACCCGAAGTGGGCGGCCAAGTTCGCTGATCTGGCCGAGCCGCTGAAGAACCGGGACGTGACGGTGGTCAACGTGACGCCCGGGTCGGCGATCAAGTGCTTCCCGGTCGGGCGGATCGAGGATGAACTGGCGAGGGGCAGCAAGTGAGCGATCCAATTGAACTTCGATTTGTCGGTGACGTGCAGAAACTGCACCTAGCTCCAGGCGATGCGCTGGTGATCACGACAGAAAGGTCCTTGTCCAGCGAGACGGCAAATCGTCTGATCGCATCGGTTCAAAGCAAGTTTCCAGGTCACAAGGTCATCGTGATGTCAGATGGCCTGAAGTTGAGCGTGGCGACTTGCGAAGAGCGCTGAACCTGCTGCGCCATCGGCACGGCGCGCGATTCGAGGCCTTCCAGGCTGGACTCAAGGCGGCCGGCTTCCAAGTGGTTGATCGGCTGGTGCGTCCTGAGCCCGGCGACGTCGCGGTGATGTGGAACCGCTATGGCGGCGTGGACGAGCAAGCCTGCCACTTTCAACGACACGGCGCCGCGGTGCTGGTGGTCGAGAACGCTCCGCTCGGCAACGACTGGCGCAGCGGCCACTGGTGCAGCCTGGCGCTGAACCACGTCGCGATGACAGGCGGCGAGATTCGGGACGGTGGGCCGCAGCGATGGGATGCGTGGGACGTTGAACTGCCAGAGTTTCGAACAGGCGGCGACGAGACCGTGATCCTGGCGCAGCGCGGTATCGGGCACAGCGATGTGGCAAGTCCGAACGACTGGGCCGAATCGGTCAAGCGCCGCATCGGCGGACGGATCCGGCGCCATCCCGGTCTGAACGCCGCGACGCCGCTGGCTGAAGACCTGAAGAACGCGAAGCAGGTGATCACGTGGTCATCAGCGGCCGCGGTGCAGGCGCTGGCGCTTGGCATACCGGTCTGGCATGCGCATCCGAATTTCGTGATGGCCGGCGCCGCTCAGTCGCTGGCCGACTGGCCGCTCGCTCCGAATCGGAACGAAGACTCGCGACTGAAGGCCTTTCGGCGGCTGGTGTGGGCGATGTGGACCTTGGACGAAGTGAAGACTGGAGAGGCGATCCGATGGCTGATGTAATTCCGCTGGCGATCAGCTACTCGGCTGCCAATGACGTGGTCGTGATCAACGGGGTCAAGTACGGCGGCGAGTTGTTCCGCCAGTTCGCGCTGGCGCGTGAAGGCCAGTGGCTACGCATCGAAGGCAACCGTGGCGGCACGCTGACCGTGTTCTCGGTGACTGACACGCTGGAAAAGACGTTCGATCTGCTGTGCGGAAAAGCAAAACGGTGATCCACGCTACCGATGAAGCGCTGGAATTTTGGAGAGTGAAGATGGGCTTGAAATTCAACATCAATGACAAGGTGCAGATCTCGGTAAGCGGAGAAGTTGGAGACATTCATGGCCGCGCTGAATACAAAGCGGCCGAGAGTTCGTACTTGATTCGATACAAATCAGCAGATGGCCGCGCTACCGAGGCTTGGTGGCAGGAAAGCGCAATCGAACTGGTCGCAACGCCTGCGTGAACATTCTGGTCAGTGGGTCCGGCGCATCCGGTTCGTGGGTCATCCGCGGCGAGCAGCTCGGCGCGGCGATCGGCGCCACGGTGATCCCGAAGGCTCGCGATGTGGCGGCCTTCGACCTGGCGGTGCTGGTCAAGCGCCCGCCGACCGAACTGGTTGCCCGCGTCCACAAGGCCGGCATCCCGCTGGTCTGGGATGTGGTTGATTCCTGGCCGCAGCCGCAGGGCAATGACTGGTGCGAAGCCGAGGCGCTAGGCTGGCTCAAGGCCAAGGTCAAGGAGATCCGGCCGACCGCCATCGTAGCCGCGACCCGGGCGATGGCAGACGACTGCGCAGAGTTCGGTGTGCCGGTGCTCTGTTTGCCGCACCACGCGCGCCCGGGGCTGAAGCGCATGCCGATACGGCCGCTGCGGGTTGTCGGGTACGAAGGAGGCGAGCCGCATCTGGGCTCGTGGGCATCGTGGCTGCACGGCGAGTGCAAGCGGCGCGGCTGGAAGTTCGTGATCAACCCCGAGTCGATCACCGACTGCGACGTGCTGGTCGCGCTGCGCGAGAAGACCGGCTACGCGCCGACGAACTGGAAGAGCAACGTGAAGCTGGCGAACGCGCAGGCCTCCGGCATCCCGATCATCTGCGCGCCAGAGGCTGGTTACATCGAGACGGCCAGCGGCGCCGAGTGGTTCTGCGAGACGGGCGAACAGGTGCGATCTGCGCTGGATTCCTTGCAGTCAATGGCAGCGCGAGCGGCGATCAGCGGGCAGATGGTGGCCGCCGAACCGCGCTTGAACGAAATCGCATCGAAATACCGCGCATGGCTCAACACCCTGATCTGATCAAAGCGGCCGAGATCCTGCTGGACGAGCCGATGGCCCGGCGCGGGATTCGGATGCTGAAGGCGCTGGCCGCGCATGCGCCGGCCGGATCGAAAGTCACGACGCACTACGAAGGCCGGCACCGGATGCTGGTCATGTACGGCGTCGGGCTTCCGAGACGTTTCATCGACATGCGGCGCCACGTCGAGATCGGCGGCCACGTGGCCTGCTGGGACTTGGGCTACTGGGACCGCGATGAGTCCATGCGTCTGTCGATCGACGCCATGCACCCGACCGTAGATCAGTTGGCCATGGCACCGACTGGGGAGCATCGCCGCCGGATTGAACTGCGCGAGGACGCTGACCCGAACGGGCCGATCCTGCTGTGTGGCCTGGGCAAGAAGTCGGCCTCGATGTACGGGCTGCAACCGCTTCAGTGGGAGCGCAAGGCACTTCGCGCGCTGAAGGACACGTACCCGAACCGCGTGGTGCGCTGGCGGCCGAAGGGTCAGCAGTTCGGCACGCTGCCCGGCACGACGCTGTTTCAGCACGGAACGATTGACGACGCGATGCGCGGATGCTCGCTGGTGGTCTGTCGGCACAGCAACGTGGCGATCGACGCTTGCATCGCTGGCGTACCGGTGCAGTGCGTAGACGGCGCCGCGCTGGCGCTGTATTCGCAAACGCAGACCCCGACGCGCGAGCAGCGCGCCGAGCTCCTGCGGCAAGTCGGATTCTGGAACTGGGCGCCTTCGGAAGCACAGCAGGCGTGGGATTGGATGAAGCGGGTTACTGCCGCCGCACCTTCGGCAGTTTGATTGGAGAAGACATGAGCACTGACGCACAGATCGAACAGGAAATACAGACCAAGGGCCTGACCGCGCCGCGCATCACGTCGGCTGACATCGAGGCGAACATCGACGTCGCCTACTACTTCACCGGGGAGCAGGCTCTGCAGTTTGCCGGGCAGAACGGCTCGCCCTTCAACGCGCACCGCTCCATGAAGCTGCTGACCTTCTGCGTCCTCGTGCTGCGCAACGGATTCACCGTCACCGGCGAGTCGGCCTGTGCCAGCCCCGAGAACTTCGACGCCGAGGTGGGTCAAAAGATCGCCCGCGCGAATGCCGTGCAGAAAATCTGGCCGTTGATGGGCTACGCGCTACGCAACAAGTTGTCGGGTGCCGCATGAAACTGAACATCGGAGCCGGCGGCAAGCGGATTGAGGGCTACACGGGCGTCGACGCAGTTGAGCGTCCTGGCGCCGACATCATCGCCAAGGCGGATGCGATCCCGCTGCCGGATGGATCGGTGGACGAGATCATGGCGATCCACCTGTTCGAACACTTCTACAAATGGGAGTGCGAGGTGGTGCTCAATGAGTGGCGCCGCCTGCTCAAGCCGGGCGGCCGACTCGTCATGGAAATGCCCGATCTGCTGAAGACCTGCAAGAACGTGGTCGACGGCGTCATGAAGGGTGGCAAAGAACCAGATCAGTTGACGCTCTGGAGCCTCTACGGGGATCCGCGTCAGCGTGACGTGTTCATGTCGCACCACTGGGCCTGGACGCCGACATCGATCAAGGCGCTGCTGAAGGATCACGGGTTCATCAAGGTCGCCGAAGAACCGACCGTCTACCACCCCGCCGGCCGCGAGCACCGCGATATGCGCATAGTCTGCGAGCGCGCATGAAGGCCTACATCGGCCACGATCCGCGCGAGCAGGCGGCGGTCGACGTGGCGGTTCACACGCTGCGCAAGGTCAGCGGCATCGAGGCTGAACTGCTGTGCGCCGACCGCCTTCGTGACGCCGGCCTGATGACCCGCCTGACCGACCGGCGCGGCAGCCAGTATCACGACCTGATCAGCCATGCGCCAATGGCGACCGAATTCGCGATCAACCGCTTCCTCGTACCGATCATCTGCCAGTCCCGCTGGGCACTGTTCGTGGATGCCGACATGGTGTTCATGCGTGACCCGCGCGAGATGCTGAAGGAGATCGTGCCAGGCAAGGCGGTCTACGTCGTCAAGCACGAGCATGAGCCGACCGCGCTGTGGAAGATGGTCAACCAGCAGCAGACGGTCTACCCGCGCAAGAACTGGTCGAGCGTGATGCTGTTCGACACGACGCACCAGGCGAATCGCCGCCTGTCGCTGTGGGACGTTAACAACCGGGCAGGCAGAGATTTACACCGATTTTTCTGGCTCGCCGACGACGAGATAGGCGAACTGAACCCGGCCTGGAACTGGCTGGTAGATCAGCAGCCGCGTCCCGCCCATCTGGGAATCGCGCACATGACGCTCGGCGGTCCCTGCCTGCCCGGGTGGACCGGCGGCTCATTTGATGCCGAGTGGAAAGCCGCTCACGACGAACTGAAGGGGCTCGCTTGAAGATCATCACCCCTGCCACGACCGAGCCGGTTTCGATGACCGTGGCCCGCCTGCAATGCCGCGTCGATGCAGATGGCTCGCCGCCGTCGCACCCGGACGATCCGCTGATCGAGATATACCTGAGCACGGCACGCGAGTGGGTCGAGGACTTCACCGGTGCCATCGTCGCCCCGACGACCGTGCAGGACGAGCACGATGCGTTCCCGTCCGATGGCGCGAACCTGACGCTGGAAGGTGGCCCGATCCTCGAGGTCGTATCGATCACCTACACCGATGATGCCGGCGATCCGCAGACGGTCGATGCCTTGACTTACACGCTGGACACGCGGGTCACGCCGGCCGTGCTCAAGCTGGTCGACGGAAAATCCTGGCCCACCGATGTCGGCACCGTCACTGCGGGCGTCAAGGTCAACTACATCGTGGGGTACTCGAGAGATGACGACAGCCCGGTGATCAAGCCGCTGCCGAGGAAGATCAAGGCCGCCCTCCTGCTGGTGCTGACGCACTTCTACGAGAACCGGTCGGAGTCGACGGCGATGCAACTTGCGACGATCCCCATGGGCGCCAAGAGCCTGCTCTGGTCGGTGCGCAGGAAGTTCGGTTTCGCATGACCGCATCGGGCGAACTGAACCAGCGCATCAGGCTCTACAGCCGCGCAACGGGCACGAACAGCAAGGGCGAGCGGCTGAAGGACTGGGTGTTCGTGACCGAAGTCTGGGCCAAGGCGGTCCCGCTTCGTGGCCGCGAGTTCTTTGACGCCGGCATGCAGCAGTCGGAGATCACCACGCGCTTTCGGATTCGCTACCGCGACGGCGTGACCGAGGACATGCGCCTGACGTGGAAGGGCGAGCCGTTCGACATCGCGGCGCCGCCGATCAACGTCAACGGGCACAGCGAGTGGCTGGATCTCATGTGCAAGCAGGGTGTCCGGGATGGGAGAGGCTGACATGGCACTCGGCGGCTTCAGGCTCGAGGACATCGAGAAGTTCCGCAGGGTGATGTCGCAACTGACCGAAGTGCTGCGCCGCCGGTACGTGCGCAAGGCGCTCTACAAGGGCGGCGAGGTGGTCAGGAAGGCGTCGCAAAGTGTCACGCCAGTGCTCAGTGCTCCCATCTATCGGCGTGGCAAGTTGATCCGCAAGCCTGGCACGGTGCGCGACGCGATCACGGTTCGCCGCAGCAAGGACATTGAGCGCGACCGAAATCTGGTCGGCGTTTTCGTGAACGTGAAGCCGGCGCCGTCAGCCGAGCGCGGGGCGAATTCTCCGACCGACCCGTTTTACTGGCGATTCGTCCACTTCGCGACGAAGAAGAACCGCAACCCAACGCCGTTCCTGATCATCGGCGCCCGCGAGCTTGAAGGCCGCGCTCTGCGCGAGATTGAGACGTCGCTGACAGCCGACTTCAACCGCATCAGCAACGAGGGCCTGAAATGAGCGCATGGGACGAAATCCGCCCGATCCTGATCAACGGCAGCCCGATCACATCGGCCGGCGACCGTGTGCGAATCGACTCGGGCAACGAGGGCGACGAGTACCCGATCGTCATCGGCCGCTCCGTGGCGGTGAAACGCTCCTACGGCCTGGACAACACGCTGCTCGAGAAGCGCGAAACCCTGTCGCTGGAATGCTGGGGCGAGACGCGCGAGCAGGCCAGTGTGTTGGAGGGGCAAGTCGTCGCGCTGCTGGAAGCGGCCGGCTTGCCTCCCGATGAGAACGGACCCGATGGCATTGACCCGACCGTCGATGTGCGCTGCTGCGTCGTCTTCGTGACGGTGTGGCTGGAGGTTCCGCCCATCACTTGAGTTTCGCGGGGTAGCTCAGTTGGTCAGAGCCTTGGGTCGCAGGTTCGAGTCCTGCCCCCGCATCCAATCGCGCCGAACAAACGCCGAACAGTCGACAGCCCGCAGCAGTGCCGGGCTGCTTCATCGGTGTCGGCCCTGTCCGGCCGGCGGTGACAGCAAAAACACCGGCAGGCACCGCGCGGTCTCAAGCGGCCGGCGGGTGCTCCCCCGCACGGTACGGCGACGTGAAGTGCCACTTTGAATGAAGGCGTGACTCGGCCTGAACAGTTCCTGAGTCGATCTCGATGCCCGCCATGTGCGGGCATTTCTGTTTTCCACCCACCCCGGCCGCGAGCCGGTTTTTTTACGTCTGAAAGGCGAATGTCATGAGTGAAATCGCAAAGGGCCGCGGCGTTCGCGTCGAGATCGGCTACACGGAAAGCGCGGAGAAGACCGTCACCGCAGTCAGCAAGGACAGCCCTGCGCAGGTCACTTCGACCGCTCACGGCTTGGCCTTCGGCAGCGTCGGTTACTTCAAGGACGTCGAGGGCATGGATCAGTTGGACGGCCAAGCCGTCCGCATCGCTGACCCGGGCTCTCCCGATGCCAACTTCTTCCTCGCGGAAGACATCGACTCCACCAACTTCGCCGACTTCTCGAGCGGCAAGTTCGTGCCGATCGCGACCTGGCGCACGCTGTCCCAGTCGACCCAGTACCAGTTGGGCGGCGGCGCTCCACGTACCGAGGACGTCGGCACGCTGATCGACACCGTGGACAAGCTGGAGACCATCAAGCTCGCCGCTGAAACGGTGACGTTCGATGTCCGCTCGCTGACGGAAGACAACGAGGCGATGGCGAAGATCCGCAGCACCGCTCGCGGTCTCGGTCGGCTGGTGTTCCGCATCACGCATCCGCCGAAAGCCGGCTTCACGGTCGGTGCGCAGCGCGTGTTCTATGGCCAGCCGTCGATCCCTGGTGAAAGCCTGGGGCAAGGCGGCACCGGCGCCGGTCAATTGACCGTGACCGTGCGCGGCCAGATCTGCTACCTGCCGCAGTTGGTGTAAGCCATGAGCACGAAAGCACTGTTGGCGCAGCTTCGCAAGCGCCGTGAGCACAGTGTCGATCTCGGTGAAGGCAAGGCGATCAAGTTCCTTCGCCCTCCCGAGATTGACTTCCCCAACTTCCTGCGCGAGATCGACGGCAAGCGCGTGTGGTTCATCGGACCTGATGACGTGCGCAAGTACGCATCGGGCTGGTCTGGCTTCACCGAGGCAGATGTTCTCGGCGCGGCCATCGGATCTTCAGACCCGATCGAGTTCGACGCCGATCTGTGGTTTGAGATGGCATCCGACAAGTCCGAGTGGCTCAAGAAGATGGCCGACGCCCTGCTCGACTCAATGGTGACGACCATCAACGACAGGGCCGAAGTCGAAAAAAACTCCTTGCCCGACTCGACGGACAGCGCGACGGATGGGTCGGAGCAGAGCTAGAGAACTCGCCGCATGACGACGTGGCGATCTTGGTGTTCAACGCGCTTGAGAACGGGATGGGCGGGCTGGATTGGTCCGGCCTGCCAATCCAGACCGAGTTCTATGGAGTAGAGGACGTGGACATGCTGATTCATCGATTGCACGTCATCAAGGGCCACAAGCCCGCCAGCGGAAATCAGGAGTAAGCCTTGAGTCTCGCCAGTCTTACCGTTGATCTGATCGCGAACCTTTCCAAGTTTGAGGGCGACTCGGGCAAGGCCGCGCAGATCATCGCTCGCGACGGCGAGAAAATGTCGCGCAGCCAGCAGGCTTTCCTGAAGTCCCTGGAGCGCACCGCCGAGCGCATGGAAGGCATCGGTGCGTCGTCGCTGCGCGTGCGTGCTGCGATCGTCGGCGTCAGCGACGCGGCGGAAGTGTTCCTGACCCGCATCGACGCTGCTGGTGGCGCTGCCGCTCGTGCGGGCACTCAGGGCGCCGCTGCGTTCACGGCGCTGCAGTCGACGGTCGCCGCTTCCATCGCAAGCCAGAAAGCCGGCTACAGCGAACTCGCCGAAAGCATCAACAAGGTCAACGCCGAGGCAAAGCGGCTGAAGGAATCCGCTGCATCGGATAACAAATCCGGGGTGATCAGCGACGACCTGCTGAAGACGCGGCTCGCGAACATCAGCGCTGGACGCGCCGATGCGATCCGTCAACTGCGCGAATCCGATGCGCAGCAGGCCGCAGAGCGCGCCATCGCCGATGTCGCCAAGGCGGCGGCTGCAGACCGGGCCGAGTCGGCGCGCAAGATCACCGATGCGCAGAAGGGCCTGACCGCCTCCTACCGTGAGCAACTCGCTGCTCTGCGCGAACTGCGTGATGCGGGGAACCTGACGCCGGCACAGTTCCGGCAGGCTGGTACGGAACTGGTCAACAAGCAGCCGGTTCGTCAGCAGGCCGCTCGTGATGCGGCAGCGTCGCAGGCGACATCCAACTCCAATGCGGCGTTCCTGTCCAGCCTGGAGCAGCAGGCTAGTTTTGCAGGCAAGACGCGGGCCGAGATCCTCGCCCTGCAAGCCGCACAGCGCGGTCTCGGCAAGGAAGCCGAGGCGGCCATTGCCAAGATCGCCGCGTTCGACGCGAAGACGGGCCAACTCGGCAAGTCGGCATTCGCCTCGCGCAACCAACTGCTGACCCTTCAGTACACCATCAGCGACGTGGTGGCGTCGGCCGGCAGCGGCATCTCTCCGCTGACGATCCTGCTGCAACAGGGCGGCCAGGTGTACGACGCCTTTGCAGGGCAGGGCGGCATCCGTGCGGGCATCAGCGCGGTCACGGGCATCTTCACGCCATTCCGGGTGGCGGTGCTGAGTGGCGTGGGCGCGCTGGGTCTGCTGGGCGCGGCGTTCTTCAAGGGCAGCGCCGAAAGCAAGGCATTCGCCGACGCCATCGTGCTGTCGGGCAACGCAGCCGGGCTGACCGAAGGCCGGTTCAAGGAACTTGCGGCCAACATCGCCGAAAGCGGACAGGTCACGCAGTCAGCCGCACGCGAGTACGCGCTGGCGCTGGCCGCCACTGGCGAGATCGGACCCAAGAGCTTCGACAAGGCGGCCGAAGCAGCAGCCAAGTTCGGCGCCGCCACCGGCAAAAGCGCCAAGGATGTCGCGTCGCAGTTCGCCAGCCTGACGCGCGACGTCAGCGCTGGCGCGGCCGACCTGAACAAGTCGCTGAACTTCCTGACCGCCGCGCAACTTCAGCAGATCAGGTCGTTGCAGGACAACGGCAAGGCGGCCGATGCGTTGGGCATCGTCTACGGCGCCTTGAGCACCAGGCTGGACGCGCTGGAGCCGAATCTCACTACGCTGGATGGCCTGCTGCGCGCCGGGGCGAATGCGTGGGACACGTTCTGGACGGCAGCCAAGGATGCTACCGGCGGGAACGACACGGTCGAGCGCAAGCTGCAGATCGCCAAAGACAACCTGATCTCTGTGCAACAGCGGCTGGCCGCACCGCGAGTTCCGGTGATTGGTGCGCTGTTCGATGGCGGCAACCGCGCCGAACTGAACCTCGCTGCGAATGAGGTCCGCAAACTCCAGATCGAGAAGAATGTTCAGGACGCTGCCGCTCAGACGGCCGCGGCGAACGTCGAGCTCGATCGCAAGGCTGGCAAGGCCGATGAGTTCGTCCGCGGCTTCGAGGTCCGCGCCAAGAGCGTTGCCGCTCTGAACCGGGCGATTGAAGAGGCCAAGAACAACTTCAAGGCGCAGGACGAGCGGGCGAAGACGGACCCGAACTACAAGCCGTCAGATGCTGCCACCCGGGCGCAGATCCTTGAGCAGATCAAGAAGGACTTCACGCCTGCTCCTGAGCGCAAGCCGCGCAAGGATCGTGAACCCGACCAGATTCTCAAGGCCGAGCGCGACCAGGCGCTGAAGGAATACGAGAACCAGTTGCAGGCCGAGCGGGTCGCGACGGACTTTCAGCAGAAATACCTGCAGGGCGTGTACGACGCTGGTGCAATCTCACTGCGGGACTTCTACGACAAGCGCCGCGCAGTCACCGAAACATCGCTGGCCGCCGAGCTGTCCGCGCTCGAGAAATCGATCGGTGCCGAAGAGACGTTCCTGACGAAGTCGAAAGACCCGAGCGACCGCATCGCGGCTCAGACCAAGATCAATGACTTCCGCGACCAGCAGACTGCGGCGCGCATTGCCGGCGCCCGCGCGATCACGCTTGCCAACCAGCAGGAGGAGGCCAGCCTCAAGGCGCTGAACGATCGAGTCATCGAGTACAGCGCCCAGCTCAAGCAGTTGGAAGGTGATGAAGCCGGCGCTGCCGCGATCCGCACCAAGCAGGCGATCGAGAACGCGCGCCTGCTGTCTCGCGCATCTGGTGGTGGCGTCAGCGACGCAGACATCGCGCGCCAGCAGAAGGCGCTCGATCTCGCGAACCAGTTGGCCGAGGCGCAGCGGCAGATCGGATTCATCAGCAACAGGGCGGCGACACAGGAGCAACTATTTCTGCTGCAGGCGCAGAGCAGCGCGCTGTCGCTGTACGACACCGAGCGCGGGCTGACCGAGATCCGAACCCGGGCAGCCGAGCAGTTGCGCATCCAAGCGGAAAACCTGAAAGCAATCGCCGATGCCGCGCCTGACGATCAGGCCAAGCAAGAGGCGTCCACCAGCGCCATGCTGCAGTACGCGCAGGCGATCGACCAGGCCGACGCATCCCTGAACCGCCTTCGCGACGCAGCCAAGACAGCGGCCGGTGGCATCGCACAGACGATCGGCGACTCCATCGTGAACTTCAAGGGTCTCGGCAGCGTCATCGACTCGGTCGAGAAGCAGTTGCTGAACATCGGCACGAAGGTGCTGGTGACAGACCCGCTGACGAAGGGGCTGGAGGGATTCTTCAAAGGGCTTACCGAGGGCGATAACCCGGTTGGTGACTTCTTCAAAGACGCGCTCGGGATCGGCGGCGGCAGCAAGTCCGGTGGCACATTGGGCTCTGGCGGGGTTTTCAGCAAAGCGGCCGGCTCCGTGCTTGTTGGCGGCGGTGGATCGCTCGGGTTCGGCGGCGTGTCCGCTGTAGGCGGCTCGCCCGCTGGCGCGCTTGCCAACCTATCGCAGGCCGCTGCGGCGGCGTCTATTGCGCTTGGCGGGTCAGGCGCCTTGGGTGCGGCAGGCGGCGGCTCGGTGTTGGGCGCGATTGGCAGCGGCATCAACGGTCTGTTCGGCAAGTACGCCGGGACATCCAGCAGCCCCGTTGCTGCGAACTACGAGAACAGCTTTGATCTGCAAAGTTCGGCGGCCAGTTCGGGCGGCGGGTTCTTGAGCAGCATCGGCAAGCTCTTCAGCGGCTTCTTCGCTGACGGCGGAAACATCCCGGCCGGCAAGTGGGGCGTCGTTGGCGAGAACGGACCCGAGCTGGCATTCGGTGGCAGCGCGGGCAAGAACATCGTTCCGATGAAGCGCATGGGCGGCGGCAACGGTGACGGGTATCGCGGTGGAGACCGGATCGTGCAGCAGACCAACAACTTCACGATCCAAGGCCCGGTCGACCGCAGGACGCAGAACCAACTGGCATCCGCAACGTATGCCGGCGCCTACCGTGCGCATCTGAGGCAGAACTGACATGGCCTTCTTTGAAAAACGCTTCCCCGAGGGAATTTCCGAAGGTGCGATTGGTGGCCCCGTGTGGATGACTGAGGTCGCAATGACGCGATCTGCCGGGTCTCGCAGTACGAACCAAGTCAGGGCCATGCCGAAACATCGGTACGACGTAAGCCATGCGCTCAAAAAGGGCGCCAGCCGCGAGGTGCTGAAGTCGTTTTTTTACGTGGTCGCTGGCCGGGCCGATGGCTTCCGGTTCAAGGATTGGAACGACTACGAGGTCACCACCGGCATCAGTTCGATGACGCCAATCAGCGGATCGACTTACCAGATGAATCGCGTCTACACCGCGTTCACACGGTCGTTCGTGCGCAAGATCCAAAAGCCAGTCACCGGGACTTGCACGTTCTACAGAACCCGCTCGGCCGTCACGTCGGTCATCACCCCCACGGTCGACTACACCACGGGCATTGCAACGATCAGCGGGCACGTCGGCGGCGACACCTACACCTGGGCGGGGCAGTTCGATGTGCCGGTCGCATTTGTCAGCGATGAGGCCATGTTCCGCATCATCGCTACGGGCGAAATGAAGTCGGCATGGGGTCAGATCGCGGTGGAGGAAATCCCGCTGTGAAGACCTTTGACTCGGGGCTTACTGCTCACTACTCCGGCAACGCACACACGGTCGCGTACTTCCTTCAGATCACGCGCAGCGATGGGTCGATTTTCCGCTTCACTAGCACTGATGCGGCGGTCACCGTATCTGGGAACAGCTATGAGCCTGGGCTGGATGTCACGGCCATCGCAAACCAAGCTGGCCTTGGCGGGAATAACCTTGAAATCACCGCGCTCTATGACGACACATTCACGCGCGATGGGTTCCTGAATGGAGTGTGGTCCGATGCCGAATGGTGGATGTTTGAGTCGAACTACAAGACGCCATCTGGCGGGGTCAACATCCTCGGGTACTACGTCACCGGAGACGTGACGCCTGACGAACTCACAGTGAAGATCGAGCTGCTGTCGAAGGGCGCGGCTCATCTGAAGCAGGCAGTCGGCATCGTCACCAGCAAGGAATGTCGAGCGCGTTTCGCAGACTATCCCGTCCCCATCTATTCCGCCCGCTGTCGCCTTGACTCGGCGACGTACCTTGTCACCGGAACGATCACTGGCGTCACCAGCGCACAAGTGGCTCGCGACTCGGGACGTACAGAGGCGCTTGATTGGTTCGGCGACGGGCTTTTGAAATGGCTGACCGGCAACAACGCGGGCTTGAGTCAGAAGGTCCGTGACTATGCCTCCGATGGCACGTTCACGTTCTCGATTCCGTTCCCCGCAACGATTCAGGTCGGCGACACCTACGAAGTCATTGCGGGTTGCAGAAAGCGCCGCGACGAGGACTGCTACACCAAGTTCAACAACGTCGTGAACATGCAGGCCGAACCCGATCTTCCGGGGCAGGACTTGGCGACTGCTTCACCGAGGCCGGAAGCATGACGGAAGCTGATGTTCTCGCCAACGTGAGGACGTGGCTCGGCGTTCCGTATGTGCATCAGGGGCGCTCACGCGAGGGTGTTGACTGTGTAGGTCTGGTCATCTGCAACGGCTGGGAACTGGGCTTCCTTGACCGTGGCTTTGACGTTCAAGGCTATGACCGACAGCCCGATGGAACCCTGTTCCGGCGCTGCGAAGAAATGCTACCGAAAGCAGATATTGGCCCTTGCCGAATCGCCGTCATGAAGTTCGCCTCAGAGCCGCAGCACATGGCGTTCCTCGTCCCATATCCAGGCGGCCGGCTGGCGATGATCCACGCGCTCAGAGACAACGGAAAGGTCGTTGAACACCGGCTTGATGCGCTCTGGCAAAGCCGGATCGTCGGCACGTTCGGCATTCCTGGGATTCACTGATGGCACAGCTAGTTGTCGCGGTCGCTGGTGCAGCGATCGGCAGCGCCTTTGGTGCGCCAGGAATTGGTTTTGCCATCGGTTCGGCCATCGGTGGTGCTCTGTTCGCTCCATCGGTTCAAGGCCCTCGACTTCAAGACCTGAAGGCCACGGCGCTGGAATACGGTGCTGTTGTCCCCCTTGTCTACGGTCATCCGCGAGTCCCCGGAATCGTTGCCTGGTCAAGCGAAAAGATCGAAGTCAAGGAGTCCGAAGGCAAGGGCGGACCTTCAGCCACCAGCTACACATACAAGCAGCACATCCTCTACAAACTGTCGTGCAATGAGTGTGATGGTGTCCGCAAAATCTGGAAAGACGGCAAGCTGATCTGGACGAAAGCCGACGATGCGACGGATGAAAGCATCGCCAACTCGGCAGACGTTGACGACTGGGAATCCATCGAGTTTTTCACGGGTGATTCTGCTCAAGACCCGTGGACGGTCTATGAGGCGGCGGTCGGTGTTGGTCTGGCTCCCGCCATGCGTGGTCAGTTCACGGTCGGAATCACGGGCCTATCTCTCGGTTCAAGTGGATACGCGCCTCAGCTCACGTTTGAACTTGCAAGGAACGGCACCGTCACGCAATCGCAGGATGGGCTGTTCTTCGATGCTCCGTTCACTTTGGATGGTTCCGATGTCGGGCCATCTCCGGCTGCAACGCAAACAGACACCGCAGGCCCTGGTACTTCAATCAGCTATTCCGGTGGGCTAGCCACATTTACACGGACCAACAGCGACAGTGTTAACTCGATTTACGGTGGCACGAAGCTGGAGCCGTCTCTGACTACTTACAGCCAAGTCACCGTAGAAGCGCGCGGCGTAACGATCAATGCGTATAACGCTCTGAGCGGGTCGGCATCAGGTGGCCGCTTTCTGATTGTTGACCAAGGAGCGAGTTCAGACCAATACAGCTTTGGCTTTTACTGTGATGGAGGCGCACCTACCCTATACGCCTCAGTCATCTACACGCCGTCTGGTTCATCGACAACAAATTTTGGCCTTGCGCCTACGTCTGCAAATTACAAGATCGTCCGAGACGGATATACGAACACCGTCAATTGGTACGTGGATGATGTGCTTGTGAAAACGGTAAGCGGCTCGGCTACCTATAAGCCGGGGCGCCTGTTTATCGGACTTGCGAACGTAGCCTCGTACAACCAGTCGGTGACCTCGATGTCGGTCAGCCGGGTGATGAGCTACTGGGACGATTACGTGGAAGTAGACACCACCCGCGTTTCTGCCACGCCTGACAGCCTGCAATTCGTACTGGAAGACTTGTCACTCCGATGCGGACTGGAGGAGGGATACACCGACGCTTCAGCATGCTCGGGAATCGATGTCCATGCTCTTGCTGTCACGCAGGTCACCCCAGCTCGAACGGTGATCGAAGGCACGCTGATGCCTGCATACAACTTCAGTTGTTATGAGGACGATGGGCTGGTCTATGTGCTGCGAGGCGGATCATCCATCGCATCTCCTGCATATGACGATCTGGGGGCCGTCGAAGGCGAACCGGGCGGCAATCCTTTGCCCATTGTTGACCGGACTGATCTGGAGACACCGGCTCAGGTGGCGATCACGTCATCGAACATCCTCAACGACTACCAGACAGACACCAAGTATTCAGACCGGCTGATCGGGCCTGCGACTGGAGTCAGCAAGATCGAACTGGCCCTTGGCCTGACGCCGCAGGAAGGTAAGCGCATCGCGGATATACAGCTTCGCCGAGCGACTCTCGCTCGCAGGCAGATCGGGCCTGTCGGGCTTACGCGGTACTGGAGCAAGCTGCGCCCGACCGACCTTGTGACGTTCACCGATGCCGATGGCCGAACCTACCTCGGATTCGTCACCAAGATCACGGACTCCGGGCCGGTCAGAACGCTTGACCTTGAGTATGAAGATGCAAGTGTTTGGGTGAGCACGGCTCTCGCGGATGAATCGTCTGCTAGCTCGGGAACGGTGACGGCAGTCGAACTCACGTCGGCTGAATACATCGACATGCCGATCCTTCGGGATTCCGATAACGACGCAGGCGCTTATGTCGCTGTTGCCCCTGCAACGACGGTCGGAAGTTGGCCTGGATGCTCGATCCTGCGCGGCCTTGACGACACCGCGTATCTCAAGCTACTTGACGTGACTGATAGAGCGATTGTCGGAGTAACGACAACCGCCCTTGGTGCCTGGGACGGCATCTACGCCAGCGACGAAAAGAACACCGTCACCGTCACGCTGAATGCGGCAGCGAGCAGCTACACCGATGACGCGATCATCAATGGGACGGCTCCCTTGTGGTTGATCGGAGACGAGTATCTCTATGCCAGAACAGCCACTCTGGTGACCGGAACAACGTACACGCTCTCTGGACTGTATAGGGCTCGCAGGGGGTCTGCGTCGGGGGCTTCAACTCATGCCATCGGTGATCGTGTGGTGTTGATGCGCACCACCGGACTGCGAAGATTACCGATGGAGAACGGGCAACTCGGCGTCGAGTTTTCTTACAAGGCGGTGACGTTCGGAAAAGCAACGACCACAGCCACGGAAGACCTGTTCACAGACAACGGCGTGGGGTTGAAACCGTTCGCTCCGGTGCACCTCGTCGCCAACAGCGCGGGCGGCGGGACGTATGCAGTGACATGGACGCGGAGAACACGGCTGTCGTGCCGCTTCACCGGGTCTCTTGGCATTAACACCCCACTGGGTGAAACGACTGAATCCTATGCCGTCGATGTCTGGAATGGATCAACTGTCACCAGCACGCAGACGGTGACCTCAGCAGCAGCGACCGTGACTGCATCAGCGGGCAACACAGTGCGCGTTTATCAACTCTCTTCCATCGTGGGCCGTGGCTTTGTCGCGGAGATCGTCCTATGACCATGCAACAGCTCGCCGAAGCGCAAGTCAATCCAGAGATTCCGGTCAATCGGAACTTTCAGAGCCTGGAGCATCAATCCGTCTATGCGCAGCGGCAGTCCGCACATTCGGGGCTGACGTATGGGTACTACGGTGGTCGATGGGGTGGGTTCTCTGTTGCGGATGGGACGCTGACACTCACAAACACAGCGAGTAATTACGTTGTCGTTGCCATCGCATCAGGGACGATCAGCACAAGCACATCAACAACGAACTGGAACGACACGACGAACTACGTGCGTGTCTACAAGCTCACGACGGCGGGAGGTGTCGTCACGGCCACCGAAGACCACCGCACGGGTCCGGGCGGGGTTCATGGGCAGAGCAGCAGCGCTGGCGGAACACCGCTGATGAATACGGTCACTGCGCTATCGATTGTTTCTGGAGTGGTGAACATCGACTGCTCTCTGGGGGACTACTTCACGCTGACCATGACGGCAAACGTCACCAGCTTGACATTCTCGAATCTGCCAGGCGCAGACAAGGGTGCAAGCAAGTGGATCGACATCACGCAGGGGTCGGGGCCATACACGTTCGCATATCCCGCTTCGTTCAAATGGGTGGGTGGCGTACCGGTTCCTATTTCTACCACCAATGGGGCTCTTGATTCATTGGCTATTGTGACGCTGGATAACGGAACGACTTGGAAGCCAACGCTAGGCCGTGCTTTCTCATGAGCGCCCTACTCGGGAGAATCGGAATATTGATGGGGGGCGGCCCCATGGGGCTCTCCTATTTCAAGAGCCACACCATTGCGGGGACGGCCAGCGGTGCGCAGACAGATTTTCAGATGCGGATCGTTGCTCACTATGGGAGCGGAACAGATTCTGGTGAGGATGTGTACCTCAACTCTCACACTCAGGCCGACTTTGATGATGTGCGCTTTGCGTCATCGGACGGAACCGCATCGTTGTATTACTGGAAAGATCAAAGCACGCTTAGCTCCGGCGTGAGCTGTGTTTTCTGGGTCAAGGTTCCAAGCATTCCCGCCAGCCCAGGTACGGTTGACATCCGTATTTATTACGGAAATGCAGCAGCCATGGACGGAAGCGATATTCAAGCCACGATGCTTGGAGGTGATGACTTCCGGTCCATGCGTAAGACATGGCAGGTCGATGGAGGGGCTGGTCCTCGCTGGGGTACTGGAGTCGCAAAAACCGCTAGTGGAGATGTCTACCTGTCTGTATGGGACTCGGTGACAACGCAGCACTGGCTTTACAAAACTACGGACGGTGGACAAACAGCTCTAACCCTTGTGTCGTCTCCGTGGGCTGCAAGTAGCGGCCGAACGCACTCGAATCTAACGACGAACGGCTCAAGCAAGATTTACACGGTATGCCATACGTCTACTGCGACGTACATGAAAATCAGCACTGACTCTGGAGCCACATGGGGCTCCGAGATCACTGTCTTCAGCGGCGCATCTACGGTTGTTGATCCAGTCCCCGTGTATGTTTCGTCATCCATTCTGTGGGTGTTTGTGCGCGTCATCAACGGGGCAAACTTCGAGATTCGTTGCTACGAATCTACCAACGACGGCGCCAGCTTCTCTTTGAAGAATACGCCGTACACGCTGGCGACTTCTGGCATCAATTCACTTGAAGACCTAGACGCCATACGGCTTGCCAGTGGCCGCGTAATGATTGCATGGGAGCGCGAGACTACCGAGAAGGGCGAAGCTCAATGCGATTTTGTTTATAGCGACAACAACTGTTCAAACTACTCATCTTCCGCGACCATCGTAAACAGCACGGGGACCATAGACGATGAAGGTGGCAGCTTCGCAGTCACGCCGAATGGAGAGCTTGATTATTTCTTCGGAAGCACTCGTGGCGGTGGTAGTTCGTACCTGAACCAGCAAGTTTGGCGCACTCGATATGACGAGGCGGCAGGCACATGGAGCACTCCTGAACTTTTCAACGAATCCTATGGTGGAGTCGAGAACAATGCCGTCTATATCGATGGCGGTAATCTGCTCTTATTTGCCACTCGGCACTATGACGCAACAAATGGAGTCCCATCTACATACGCGCTCACTGCCACCAGAATCGGAGGAGACGATCTCTCAGATCGTGGATGGACACAAGAACTCGGCATTGCCTATGTTCTCGACGGTGGGATGTGGGTTGAAGGATGGCAGGTAACTACATCGACACGTGCCTTCCTTTCGCATTCCAGATATTCCGGCGGGGATTCAGTAATCGAGGCGCTCGTGTCTGCTCCGAGCCCGCTTACTGATGTCGATTGCCGAATCCTCTTCAGATACGGCAGTGAGAACGATCACTACATGCTAGATGTGTTGGCGGCTGCGACCAATCAAGTGCAGTGGTACAAGCGTGTTGGTGGAACATACACATTGCTTCAATCTGGGTCGTTCACCCCGTCCCTCAACACGCTTTACCGCGTCGTATTGACAGTCAGAGGGACAAACCCGACAACGCTTACTGCTGTTGTCAATGGCACCACGGTGCTGAATGCCGTCACTGAAGCGACAAGCACGCGAACGACAGGAAAGATTGGCATTTCTGGCAGCGGAATACTCGCCCGCCGAGCCACCTTAGCGCGGCACATCTTCGCGCGCAAATACGTCGCCATTGAGCCAACACACGGTGTATGGGGCGCTGAATCTTAGAGCGCGTGGTTGGCGCTTCTGTTGTCGTTCACCTGATAGGCCCGCCGTTTCGTCGGCCGGTTAATTCCGTCGCGCCGAAATTCAGCGCGAAACACTTATGGAATGTCACGAATATGGCAATCACTGACTATGGAACAGTCCGCGCCAGAAGTGATGGGGCGCCGCAGTGATCACCCTCGAACGCATCATCCCGCCCGCCTACGTGGTGCGGGTGTGCCCGGATGCGAAGCCTGGCGAAGAGCAACCCGACTTTGTCGCCGTTGCGACTCTCGAAGTCGATGCGCATGACCCGAAGCGGGCAACCATGCTCGGCTTCCATGGGCGGCTGTCTCACTCCGACATCCACGAGTTGATCGACAAGCTGCGCGAGATCGGTGTCGAGACGCTGATCGCAAGTCGCAAGGAAGGCCACCGGCTCGCCTATTCCAAGCTCATCGACGGATGGTATGTCGTTGATGTCGTCGCGCTGCACAAGCGCATGAATCGAATCCCAAAACCATCGGCCTGAGCCATGTCTGACGAATACACCAAAGACTCATTGCAGATCGCCCGCTTGGAAGAACGCATCGCCACGATCGACCGTGACATGCGATTGCAGACAGAGCGGCTCGAATTGATGCAAGCGCAACTGGCGCAGGTGTTGAACGCGCTCAGTGAGGCCAAGGGTGGATGGCGCACCTTGATGTGGCTCGGCGGCGCTTCGGCTGCGATGGGCGGCCTGATCTCGTGGGTTCTGACGCACGTGAGGTTTTCAACATGAACGAACTCAATTCAATCTACGGCTGCTTCCCAGATCTGCGTTGCATGGCAACTGTCGTCATGCCAGCGCATGAGGTTGATCTGTCGCTGTTGACGTTCCTGCTCGGCTTGGTGATCGGCCTCGCACTGGGTGTCGGGATCATGGCGGTACAGGAGGGTGGCCGGTGAAGCTCATCGCCGACTGGAAGCGAGTCCTGCGACGTTCGTGGGCGATCCGCCTCAACTTGTTGTCGTGCGTTCTCTCTACCGCTGAGTTGGTGGTGAACCTGCTGACGCCTCAGTTTCCGAGCGGACGATTCATCATCGCTGCAGCCATCGTCTCTCTGTCGGCTGGCATTGCTCGCGTGATCGAGCAGAAGAACCTGCGCGATGGACGCTAGGAAGCGCCGGATGGCTGCGGCTGCCGCCCTGGCGACCGCGATTGCGATCCCGGCCGAAGGGCTGCGGCAGTGGGCATACCTCGATCCTCCTGGCGTGCTGACGACGTGCTACGGGCACACCGGCCCCGATGTCGTGAAGGGCAAGAAATACACGCTCGCCGAGTGCGATGCATTCCTGACTGCCGACATGCGCAAGGCCGTTGACATCGTGGAGCGGTGCGCCCCCGGCCTGCCTGAGAACCCGCTGGCCGCGTTCGCCGATGCGACGTTCAACATCGGCGGCCGATTGGTCTGCGACACCCAGACCAGCACGGCTGCACGACTGCTCAAGGCGGGCGACATCGAAGGCGCTTGCCGTCAGTTGCCGCGTTGGAATAGAGCGAAGGTCGGCGGCGTATCCGTGCCCTTGCCGGGCCTCACCAAGCGACGCAACGCCGAGATGGAGCTTTGCCTCAAATGATCCTTCGATACATCGGTGGCCTGATCCTGGCCGCAGTCATCCTCTTTGCAACCACCTGGCACTTCGCTCAAGTGGACAAGGCCGAGCAGGCGGTCTACGCGAAGTGGGGTGCATCGAACCAGCTGCGCAACCAGATTGCAGATACGGAAGACCGCGCAAATCGCGCAGAGGAAAAACGGCGCAAGGCCGAGCAACAAGGAGTCATCGATGATGCAAACGCCAAGGTTCAAAAATCCATTGCTGACGCTGGTGCTGCCCGCGATGCTGCTGCTCGGCTGCGCGCCCGCGTCAATGCCCTTGTCGCCGCCGGTAGTCGTCAAACCTGCGGCAATTCCACCGCTGCCGAAGGAGGCGCACCAGCCGCCGATCCCGCCGATCTGCTTGCCGACGTGCTCTCAATCGCTGACGACCGCTCGGGACAGTTGGCTGAATACGCCGATCAAGCTCGGATTGCCGGAGAAGCCTGCCAGCGCGCCTACCAGTCCCTGACTGCGGAGTGACCCATGCTCCCGTTCCTCATCGCCGCTTCGGTGGCACTTCTCGCCCTGCTCGGGCTCATTTTTGAAAGGCTAGGAAGAATCATGACCGACCAAGCAACCCACGCCGCCCAACTGGCCGCGATCAAGGATCAACTGACCAAGGCATCAGGCGAGATCGTCGCCAAGGTGGCCGCACTGGAAGCGGCTGTTGCTGCTGCCGGTGGCACCACGCCGGAAGTCGATGCGGCTGTGGCCGACCTCAGGGCCGTGGCTCAGACGTTGGATGATCTGAACCCAGATCCGGTGGTGTGATCATCGGCGGGCTGGTGACGGCCCGCTCATTGATTGCATCGCCGTGAGGCGTCTCAGTCTTTCCTGGCTCGGATCAGATCGGCAAGCTGGTCGCCAACCAACCCCACCAGCTCGACTGACTCGATCATCTTCGCACACGCCTCCCGCTCGGCAGCGACTGCGGCGGCGGCGTAGGCTTGCACCCAGGCCACGAGGTCAGATGTGTTCGGGTTGTAATGGAGGAACCTTTGGTCCTCTTCATCAATCGGCGGAAGGGTCATGGCTGCTCCTGCCTCTGTGGAAGCGGTTCGCCTCCGTACTGCTCTGTCAGTTTCCCATCTTCCGTGAGCATCCCCATGCGCACAAGTTGGGCCAGCGCCTCAGCCTTGGTCTTGGGCACATCAATATCCCCGAGGTCTTGCAGCCGCCAAATGTGAGGGCAATGACCGCATGTCCAAGGCAGTGTGTAGCCAAGCTCACGAATGTCGGGGTTCCGGCGCCCGCAGGATGGGCAGAGCAGTTCCTTCATCGCTGGTTGCGGCATGGTCATGGGGTGGGCTCCTGTTGGGTCAGATGTAGATCATCACGTCGTTTTGCTTGCATGAGTTGCAGCCAATGCTGATGTGCCCTGAGCTGTATCCAGTGTCTCCACCGTAGTCAATGCCTTGCTCAATGTCGATCACGGCATCCTCGCTGCCGCATTTCTTGCAGACCAGCTTGAATGCGTTCGTGATTTCCTTCGCTTCGTCCATCTCATCCCTCCGTTACGGCGCCCGAGGGCGTCAGTTGTGACTTTGTCGGTCTAGAGCGCGTTAGCCCCCACCCTCGCGCAGCCGCCTGAAGTGCTCGGCCACCTCGGCGCCGGTCAGGATCACGGCGCTCGGCGGCGCCAGCATTGCCCGCAGCTCGCGCACTTCGGCGCTCAGTTCGGCCAGGCGCGCGGCCATCACGCCCTCGCTCTGCGGCATCGCATGCCCGGCGCCCATGATGGTGCCGCGCTGCTGCGGCATCTGCTCCAGCAGTTCGCGGGGGATCGTGCTCTGTTGGCCGGCGGCCATCTGTCCAGGTGTTGGCATTCCATCTTCCTTTCGCTTCGGCCACAGGGGGCCTAACAGGCGGGTCAACCGGACCCGCTACGGCCTTCGGCCTACGCAGGCCGGTTACCCTTTTCGTTGCTCACATAATCGCGCCATGACAGCGCACCTGAAAGTGTGCGGGGAAATCCTCCCAACATCACGCGAAACAGGCGTTCAATCTGACAAAGACAGGGCGTAGTACGGGAGCAGGTCAACCGTATTGATGTGCCCATATTTGTTGACGACCAGCACGGCAAATTCAATGCCGTAATAGTTGAGGTTCATCATCAGCCGGCCATAGGCTTTCAGCTTTGCTGTCGTCATCGGGTTGTAGACCTCAATTTCAAAGAAGTGCAGAAACCCAGCTTTCACGTCAAGCGCATACGCGTCAGGCTCAAACCTGAAGGCCGTTAGCATTTCCACCATCTCCCGTGGCGATCCGTTGTGCCGCGCTGACATCAAAAAAGCAGATCCGACTGCTTTACGCCAGCGGCCAACTTTCACGTCTTGATACTCGGCTCGCAGGCAATCCAAGATCGCGCCAGAGAGCATCTCTCCGCTTGGCTTGGGGGGGCTGGTTGATCCGAGGAGGGACGAAATTGCTACGGACGGCGCTCATCTGCTGGGATTCCTTCCATTGAACTACGGCGGGCGGGCCTAGATTCTAGCCGCATAAACCCGAGCGCGCACTGTGTGGCGCTGCGTGCGTTTGCTTGCGTATCATCCTCGCAGTGGGACAAACTGCTACGAGGACTGCTACGGTGGCAAGCATCATCAACAGGGATGGCAAATGGCGGGCGCAGATTCGGCGCAAGGGCCATCCTAACCAGTGCAAGACCTTTCCAACCAAGGCGCAGGCCGAGAAGTGGGTACGCCAGCGTGAGCATGACATGGACAACGGCGTCGAGCCGGTTCAAGGCGCAACGCTCACCGTCTCCGAACTGATCGAGGCTTACCGTGATCTTCGTGACCGGGCCAGACCAATCTCCGACGCATCGAATGAGCACTACATGCTCCGGTCGCTCACGCGCGGTCTTGGAGAGAAGATCGCGGCTCGGCTGACTCCCGATGATCTGGTCGGCTTTGCCACGATGCGCAGGGAAGAGGGCGCGGGGCCGTACACCATCAACATGGACGTGAGCAAGCTCGGAACGGTCATGCGGTACGGTGGCGCGGCAAAGCGGGTATCGCTGCCAGACGTGGTGGGCTCGGCACGACCGCTGCTGACGCATCTGCGCCTGATCGGTGGCGGCGGGAAGCGAGAGCGCAGGCCGACAGACGACGAATTGAGGGCAGTCCTGGCGCACCTGACGACGACGCGTGGACTCAAGTTTGCCGAGGCTGTGGCGTTCGCGGCCATCACGGCGATGCGGCGCGGTGAGGTGTGCGCGATCCTGCACTCCGACATCGACGCCAAGACGCGCACGGTGCAGGTATGGCGCAAGCACCCGAGGCTCGGCAAGACACTGGAGAAGGTGCCTCTTCTTGGCGATGCGTGGGACATCGCCATGCGCCAGCCAAAGTCTGACGATGGCCGGGTGTTCAGCGTGCAGCCGACCACGCTGTCGAAATACTTCACGTGGGCATGCCGTGACCTTGGTATTCCTGATCTGCACCTCCACGACATGCGCCATGAGGGCACATCCAAGCTGTTCGAGCAGGGCTATGGCATCGAACAGGTTGCGCTCGTGACTGGACACAAGTCCTGGGCCAACCTGCGCCGATATACCAACCTGAGGCCAGAGGACTTGCATGGTCAGAAGCCTAAGCGGCGATCTTCCGCGCCTCGTCAAAGTAAGAAGCCACATCCCTGAAGTCGGCCCATCGCTTCCCGGCCTCCATGTAGGTTTTGACGGGGCACGTGTTGCTGCTGATCTGGTTGTACAGCGCGGCTTTCGTGATCCCGAGCACGTCTGCAATCTGCTCGGTGTTGAGCCGGATGCCGTACTTCTCGACGATGAACGCTTGAGTAATTAGGCTCATAGGCCCTCCGGTTCAATGGCTCCGACTTCGGCGGCTGTGAGCATGAGGCGGTCGGTCACGGGGTGATCCTCGCGCCGTCTTTGGCCTCGTTGATGCAGTTCTCGCACTCTGCGCCGCCCGGGGCTAGCGTCGCCTTTGTGTGTGCCCCCAGGAATCGAAAAAGCCCTTCAACGGCGCGAGCGTGCATCACGCAGCAATGCGTCGGCCCTTGAGGAGTGTGCATCGTGAAGGTGGCAGGGAAGGTCTGCTTGGTGTCGTCGGTCATCTCGTCACACTCCATCCGCACTTTTCACACTTCATGCAGTCCACCAGCCGCCCCGGCCCGCCAGCCGAGACAGTGACGACGATGCCGTCCGGGAAGTCGTGGACTCCGGTGTACGTCTCCTGGATGGCCTTCGATGGCTGCATCAGGCCGCTGCACTTGCGGCAGTGGCGCTCGGCCAGCCACTTGCTCAGATCGCGGTCGTCGTCTTGCAGCAGATCGGGCGAGCCTCCGGTTACTGGCGTGGTCATGGCTTCGGTCTCTTCTGTGATCGCATCTCAATGTCACGTTGCCGATTGCGGCGCGTCTGCCAATCGGCAACACTGATCGTCTCAATCGGGGCTGACTCTGGATCAAACCATGCCCATCGATCAAAGCAACTCGCCCCAAGCGGATCAAGCGTCTTCGGATCGGCGGGGAAACACAGCAAGTCTTCCCCGACAACCTTGATCTTTCCAGCGTAGCGGCTCACTTCTCCCCCTCCCCGGCTGGCTGCTCCTGGCGCAGTGCGGCGCGAAGCTCTCGCACACATGCCCATGCTTCGGCCTTGTCTGGGTCACCGTATTGATCGTTGGCGTGGTCGCGGTTCCAGAGAATCACTTTCTCTGCGGAAGCCCGCAGCCGCTCCGCATCAGCCCTCAGCGCCTCGACTTCGCTTGTGAGCAGAGCGTTTGCCTCGCGCTCGCCAGCCACGTCTGCGGATGCGGTCTTGAGTAAGGCGAACTCGCGTGATTGATGCAGCGCCCGTTCCTCAAGACCGGCGATGATGATCTTGGCCGCTCGCAGTTGGCGGTCCTTCTCCGCGATCTGCGCGGCCTGCTGTTCGATGGCATCGAGAAGCGCAGACACATCGCGCATCTTGATTGCCGGCCATCCGTCGGGGCCGTGGTCTGCCTCAAGGGCGCGCAGCCGCTGTATCAGGGTGGTGGCGGTCATGTGTCCTCCTGATCGTCGGTGCTGAACGAGTAAGACACCGCTGTCGAAACAGTGAAGTCAAGATCACAGCTCGGGCAACTCAGATCGTGCTCGCCTTCTTCATAGATGCGCCACGTTCCGTTCTCACTCACGTCGTAGTCGGCGCCGCAGTGCGGGCATTTCGGTTGCCGATTGCCACGGAATTGCCAATCGTCTTCTGCATGCAAGGCTTCAAGAGGCTGTTGGGTGGTGTCGCTCATTTCGCGGCTCCTTTCAGCGCAAACTGAATAGCCTCGTGCAACGCATAGAGTGCGTCTGTACCAACAACGAACACGCAGCCCGAAGAACCAACAATCTGCACTGATGGAAGGTGGTTATTTGCTGGCACTGCGTGTGTAGATATCGCAGCCTGCGTCTGAGACATGGCAAAGGCTTGGATGAGTGATGAATCCACGGTCAGGCTCCAATTGCTGCGGCGCTGATGCCGTAGGCGCGCTCTGCGTCTTCGATCATGTGCTCACACAAGCTGGCAATGTTCAAGTGGTGCTGGTAGTTGTTGCGGAGCCAGTCGGCGCACCATTTCGCATCCGTCAACAGCGCTCGGGGCTCCTTGCGGTCGATTGCGTCTCGAATCACAGCATCCGAGTAATCGCGCAGCCAGCCCTTCGACTCGCCGAGTGCAGATGCCAGCGCGTAGATCGCTTCATCGACCGTCAGCGGCGCTCGGGGCGGGTGGGCGGCATGCCTTGTGCATCCAACTTCGTGCTTGCTGTCGGTGTCAACACACATGCCAGATAGGCAGTATCGATTCACGACCCAGAGCCGCTGAATCTCCGTCACCGGCTCCGGTGCCACTGAGGGCGCGGCGTCAATCTCGGCGAGGCGTCGAAGGTGCGCAGCGATCACGCTGCACGTTTTGCGAAGCACATCGGCATAGCGTGCCGATGTCTGCATGTCGGCCAAGCCCTGCATGCGGGAGGCCAAGTCCGCCGGGCTGTTGTGCTCTGCCGCAAGATCATCAGCAGGCGCGGCGGGCTCGGGCTGTGCGCGGCGGTTCCAGGCGGCGATGGCTTCGGCTTCGCCAGCACCATAGGCCACACGCACGATGCTGCGTCTCAGGGCGTGATGCTCCACGATGTTCGGATTCAAGTCCGTCCAGGTCATGTCGCCGTATTGGTCGCAGCCTTTTGCGGCCAGTTTCTCCATCGTCAGTGACACCAATCGGTCGCACTGGTCGTCTGTCGGCTTCAGTTCTTCGCTCATATTGCGTGTTCCAAATTAACGCGGGCTGCTTCTGGGGTGTCTCCGAAGCCTGCTGCGCTTTCCTGCAAGTTCACAAAGTCATCCCGCACGGCGCACCATGCGCTGCCGTCCTTGTAGGTTCGAGTTTTTGGCCCACCGTGCGCCGCACAAGCAAGCCCCGGCACATACCCGGCGTATAGCAAATCGTCACGCCATTCAAAACCATCCCAACGGGTGTGTGTCACGGCATCTGGCCTTTCGCCGAAAGCGGGCTTGTCACAAAAACCGCAAGGGCTCCCGCCCATCCACATCGGAACAGAGCAACGGCCAAATCCTTGTTCATCAACCTTCATATGCCTGGGCTGTAATGCGCTCACGTCGGCTCCTTTGCGGATGGGGCGGAATTACGTCTCTCAACCATGCGACCCATGATTTTTCGAATAGCGTCCTTCGCGTTGTAGTCATCCTCAAGCAGCCAAGCGTTGTACGAAGCAATCGCTTCATCAACAATGTCTGCATCTCTGCCTCGTCGCTGCTGCCAATCGGTGTAGGTGGGCGGCACTGCTGGCGCGGATAGGGCGGCGCGGGCAAGCTCGATCCGAAGTTGCGCGTGATACCACTCAATAGCGTCGCGCACATCCTGCGATGTCTCTTGCGGCGGATCGGCGAAGATGCTCATGGCCTCGGCCTTGATACGGTCCGCTGCGTGTAGGTCGCTCATGGCTTTCCTTTTAGTGCGGCGCGTCTGCAATCCATCCGGGCGGCCTCGTTAGGGCATTCGAGATGGAAAGTGCAATCACTCGCGCATTCGCGTATTTCGGTACAGCATGGGCACTGGGCGTCATATTCGACCACTTCCAGAAGCGCATCCCTCTCCGCCACCAGGGCCGAGACGGCGACGCGCAGGGCGTTGTAGTTCTCGGCATCACAGCAAAGCCTGTAATTCGTCGCCAGCCGCATGATTTCGTCCGCTGTTGTCATGCTGCCTCCATCCCAGTCGTGAACCACCCACGCTGCTCGGCCTCATCGCACTCGTACTGCCGCAGGATCTCCAACGACGCAGCATTGACCTCAGACGCCCGCGAGACGCGCTGCAGGTCGGCCTCGATCGCTTTGATCTTCTCGGCGATCAGCATCTCCATCAGGTTGACACCTGACTTGACGCGGACCTTGCCGGCGCGGAGCACCAGTCTTCCCCGGTTTGACAGCAGGCGCGCGCGCTGCCCTTCAAACCCAGACACATGGCTCATCAGCATCTGCCGGGCGAACAGCACCGGATTGGCTGCACCCTGGTCAAGCGCATGGGCGAACAGCTTGAGCACCACTTCGCGCGCTTCCTCATAGACGCTCTGGGCCGTTCCGTCCTCACCTGTGCGGTCGTACTCTTCGCGCCTGGTCGGGTCGCTGACGACCTCGTAGGCGCGGTTGACCGCGGCCTGCTCGGCATCAGACCCGCCACGGTCAGGGTGAACCTTCTGGCTCTTGCGGCGGTAGGCCCGCTTGACCTCATCTGGATCGGCATCGGGCTGGATGCCAAGCGTTTCGTAGTGGCTCACTGCAGCACCGCCCCCGCCTCACCATGCGCGGCCACGAACGCATCGGTGGCATCCACCTTCTTGCCGCGCTTCGACTTGGCTGGAGCGGCCTCGTCGCCGGCCGTGTTGAGCGGCGCGTCGTCATCATCATCAGGGCGGTCGCCGAGCAGTTCATGCTGATCCGGGTGGTCGGCCTGAAATGCGCCCACCGATCCGTCAATCGCCGGCTCTTGCGGCACCGGGGCGGTCAGGGTCAGCGTGACCTCGCTGCCGAGCTGGTATGCCAATTTCCCCAGCGAGTCCGCATCCACGTCGCTGGTCCCGACACGGAAGAACAGATCGACCGTGCCGCCTTCCTTCGGCGCCACCTTGAACTTGTCGACCTTGCAGCCGCCACAGACGATGGCCGACAGTTCATCGATGCCGTGGTCGATGTTCAGCGTCCAGCCTTCACATGCGCCGTTGAAGTGAATGACATCGATGCCGCGGGTTCGCAACAGCGGCGTGGTTTCCTCGACGCCTTCGATCACGGCCTGATCTGGCACGGCCTCGTACAGCGTCTTGCGCAGCGTGGGCGACAGGCGATCCAAGATCGTGTTCGCCGTGGTGATCAGGAAGCCCAGCGAAACGGCTGGGCGATCGTCTTCTCCATGTCGTTCCGACCGTGGGGTAACGCTACGCAAAACAGCTTGAACACTTGCAAGTTCAAAAGTCATTTTTAGTTCCTTTCTTTGCTTTGTTGTAGGCCGCCCGAGCAGCATTCCCGCACGCTCGGTGACATGCCTTCTTTCGTGATGTCCACATATTTGCTGGGTCGTCGTACTGCTGGCAGAACTGGCACTTGCGCCAACCGTAGTGACCGCAAGCATCAAATGCTCGTTGCCGCTGGTGTAGTAATTTGTGATACGCCGCATCAGGGCAGATCACCAGGTTCGATGGACTGTTGTTAGTTGGGTCTTGATCGACATGGTGGACTTCTGCACCAGACGGCAGCGGCTTTCCAATTGCCTTCTCAGCAATCGCAACGTGAGCAAGTTTCTTCACGCCGCCAAAGTCAAGAATGAGATAACCGTCACTACGCCTGTAGCCGCTACCTCTTGGAGCCAACCGCTTGATGTCACCAGCGGCTTCTCCGGTTTTGAGCCATCGTCCGTAGTGCGTACAACACCACTTCCGCCATTGCACAGGCCGACCGCATTTAGAAACGTCGCATATCCGCGCCGACTTCGGCGTGGCTGCACTTGTTGTTTCTGCTGCAGAAGGCGCCAGTTCAAATGGCATGCTGTGCTCCTGTTACTTGGCGCGCTTGGCAACAACCTTGAACGCTGCCCGTTTCGACACGACCTTGCGGGGCGCGGACTTGGCGACCACCTTCTTCGCGACAGGCGCCTCAACGATGGTCACAGTCGGCCCGACCTTGCAGACTTCGGCGACGAACTTGTGCAGCGCCTTCGTCGCGTTGCCCTTGCTGCTGTAGCCCTCGCCAGAGTCGCCGATGACGCGACCGTTGCGGGAGAGGGCGCGCCAGCGGTGCTCGCCGGACTTGTCGATGTAGGTGATGAATTTCATGGGTGTACTTTCTGTGTTGAATGTTTGCAGCGCCGCCGTAGCCGCCCGCTGGGATCAGCGAGGCAACGCCGCTTCCGGCTCTGGCGGTTCCTTCTTGGTGTTCCCGATCACGAGCTGCCCCAGATGCACCACGTTCCCGAGTTGCCCGCCCTTGTCGCGCAATTCGATGCTCGTCTTCGCGACCTTGATTTCAGCGTTCAAGCTGTTGCTGATCGAGTCGAGTCCCTTCGCCATCGCCTCCACATCCGTGGCGCTGATCTCCTTGCGCGCCAGCGCCAACAGGCTGTTCCCCACGATCCGGCGCAAGTCGCCCTGGGTCGCTACTTGCTCCATGTTCTCCAGTGATTCGGTCAGTGTCTTTGCTGCTTTCATGTGTCGCTTCCTTTAGTTGTCGTGCCAATCGGCGTATGGTGAGTTGTTCTCGTTTTAGGCTGATGAGTTGGTCGGTGATCTGCTCTTTTTGTATGTCCATCTGATGCAAAAGTACATGACGAATCCAGGCATCCGTCATGGCGGCGCACGCTCGCTTATGTGCCTCCAAAATTTTGTCTCGGTTGGTTGTGTAGTAGCGACTCTTTCGGTCAAGGATCGTCTCTCGGCTGGCTGTGTAGTAGCGCTTTTGTGTTTCCCTGACTTTCTCTGGGTTGGATTTTTTACAGCGCCTGATTGCCTCCCTGACTTTCTCTGAATTGGCATTTTTGTAGCGCATCCATGTATCCCTGACTTTCTCCGGATTGGCACGTTCCCAACGAATCCTTGCCTCCCTGACTTTCTCTGGGTGGGACTCACGGTATATGCGTCTACGCTTGGATTTGCAAAGCCTGCACTCAGCGGCAAAACCCAGAGGGCTGCGCCGATCCTTGCAAAATTCCAAGATCGGTTTCACCTCACCACACTTCGTGCATGCCTTGGTCTCATCTGCTGCCATGCCTACCCCCTCTTGCGCGAAGCGACATACCGAACCGCCTCGCGCTCACTCACTACAAAGTCAAACTCGACGCCCCACTCAAGCACTGCGTAGTCGATGCACTCATCGATGAACTTGGAATAGGCGCGCACGCCCAGCTTCTCCGTTGACTGCCATACCCGCCGCGGCGTCGCCCGCTTCGCACCGGGCAGCTTCACCATCTCGTACTTCGGGGTCTTCTCCAAGATCACGTTCTTCATGTAACGCTTCCACACATCGACGGTGAATCTCGAACCGCCGACGACCACCTTCTCGGCGATCTGCTGAAGCACCACGCCGTGCAGGAACTTGCGCTGCTGGATGCCGATCGGGTCAAGAGCCGGGCCGACCGAAATCTGAACCCGCTCGCCGTTCATCCACAGCGCCTTGGCATGCGACATCGCAGCAATGAAAATCTCGCGCGCCTGGTCGTCGCTGTAGATCACGGCGGTCATGGTTTCAGACATACAGCAGCGCTCTGATCGTGTCGTTCAGACACTTCATCTCGTCCAGCTTCCGCACGGTCAGGTGCGTCTTCGTGCCGTGGATGCCGTAGGGGCCGCGGTGGCACGAGTAGCAGACCGGAAAACTCGTGTACCACTGGCCCTGCGTGATCTCGTGCGCTTCGCTCGGGCCGGGTGCCTGGCAGACGATGCAATCCATCTCCTTGATCCGCCCGACGTGCTCGCGCTCTGTGACGTTCATCGCGCGCTTGTTCTTCGACCACATCGCTCAGACCCCTTCTGCAGCCGAGCCGACGGCTCGCCCGTACTGCACGATCTCGGCCATCAGCGCCTTCTGGTCGCGGCCGGACTTCAGCAGTTCAAGGCATGCCATCGCGCCCGACATGAAAGCCCGTCGACGCTGGACTCGGTTCACGGTGCTCGCGTCCGCGTCAACATGGTCGACTGCGTACTCGTGCCAGCACTCATCAAGTGACGTGGCCATGTCAGTGCGCCGTGGTTTTAGATGGCATGGACGCGAACTGGTCCGGGTGCGCCCCTACGATTCGCTCCATGACAGCGGCGACGAAGGCATTTCGCAGTGCCGTCTGTTCACCGTGCGCAAGTTCCCAGGCCCGGCGATGCCGGTTTCTCATCGTCTCGAATCGGGCGATGGCAAGCATTTCTCGAATGCACTTCATGCTGGTACTCCATCCTCAGTAGCCGCAGCAATCGCGGCGTTGCACTGCGCCAGTTCTTCCGGCGTGCCAAGCGTCGCCATGTAGGGGATCGTGATGACCAGCGCGTCCAGCAGCAGCGGGGCAGCGCGGCGCACGCGATCAGCGGCGCGCTCGGCTTCCATGCGCTCGGCATCGTGGCGCGCTTCCTCGGCACGGCGGCGCTCGGCTGCTTCGGCGTCAAGGCGGCGCTGCTCGGCGGCTGCGGCTTCCTGGCGCTGGCGCAGCTCGGCGTCGGCGGCGTCGCGATCTGCCTTGGCGATTCGGGCGGCTTCAGCGCGCTCCAACTCAGCGGCGCGGTCCGCCGCTTGGCGTTCTGACAGCGCTTGCGCTTCGGCGCGCTCTTGCTCGCGCCTCTGGTCGGCCAGCCGCTGCGCCTCGACGGCCTGCTCGGCGGCGACGCGCTCTGACTCGACTGCGGCGGCCAGCAGGCGCTTCATCTCGGCGACAGCGGCATCTCGAGCCTCGACCGCCTGGGCGTAGAACTCGGCCCAGTTCGCCGGGTCAATCACCTCGGCCTCGAATGCCTTGAGGGCGCACTCGATCAGGTCCGATGGCCGGCCGACGAAAGGTGCAGCCACGCTGCGGAGCTCGTGCAGCTTGTTCTGGAAACTTGCCTGGCGCTCCAGCCGCTGCGATTCGGCGCGCAGGCGGGCATCCTCGGCCTCGCGAGCGATGGCATCGGAGAGAAGTTGATTCAGGGTCGCCAGCGTCTCGTCTTTGGCCTGCTGTGCCGCAGCCTCAAATTCCTCGTATGCCTTGCCGACAGTGACGAGTGCAACCTGTTCAATGGCGAGCGCCAGGATCACGGAATTGGCTCGGCCATGACCCGTGGCCGCAGCCCGGATCTCGGCGATCTTGTTCGTGTGGCGCTGCACACGCAGGCGCTCCGCTTCGGCTTTGGCCTGGCGATCAGCCTCGCGCTTCTCGTCGGCCGCGCGAATCTGGTCATCGATCGGCTTTTCAAGCCGAAGGATCGCGTCATTGATCAACTTGGCTTCGTGGTCGATCAGGCGAGAGCGCTCCAGGGCAGGGGCCTTCAGTTCCTTGCGCTTCGCTTCCAAGGTGCCACGCAGCCGGACAAGTTCAAGGCGGGCCGCGCGGGCTTCCTTGTCTCCCTTGGTGGTACTGACATCGAAAACGACGTTCTTGTAGCGGTGCATCAACTCGGCCAGCGCCGCAGCGGTGGGGTTGTATTCGGCGACGGCCATGACGATTGCCGGGCGGTCTAGGGTTTCAGTGTTCACAGGATCTCCATTCAGGCGGCCAGCGGCATGCGCAGCGCCGACTCAGCCTTGTTGACAAGTTGGTTGAAGGCCACCAGATCGGCCTCCAGCGATTCGATGTAGTCGTCGTCGCGCTTGACCTCGACCCACCACAGTTGCTTGCCTGCGGCGGAGAGGGCGGGGCAGTACAGGGCGAAGTGCCACCACTTCGCGGCGGTCAGCCACATGCAGCCTTGAACTTGATCGATGAACTCGCTGATGTCGCCATCCACGATCACGCGGCGCATGCCCTCGGGCGAGACAAGGCACTTGTATTCGCTGCCACCATCGGGTGAGATCAGGCCGTCTGCGCTGCCGCCGAACAGTCCGTCGTCTGTGCAGACAAACCCGGCGCGCTCCACGATCACACCGGCTTGCGCTTCGTGCTCCCGGCGGGCTTCCGGCTCGAGCTCATGCCCACGCTTCATCTGCCAGGTCTCGAATCCCTCGTCCAGCGGCTCGCCGCTGATGCGCTCGACGGCGAGACGGAATGCGTAGTTCAGTGCGGCCTCGCTCGGCTCGCCGACCGGCAGGCCAGCGATGGCGCGCTGCACCGTGTCGGTCTGCCGCGGCTTGGTCTTGTAGCCGGCGCTGATCGCCGCGACGGCCTCGCTCTCGCCGGCCAGGATCGCGTTCACATAGGCCTGCTGCTGCTCGGTCAGCCCACCGACTCGGCTGCGCGCGACCTTGAACATGCTGGCGGTGATGCAACCAGCGCGGGCCTTGTGCCACTCAGGCGATCCCTGAACGCATCGGCGAACGATCACGCGCCTTCCCCTTCCGCCCGCTCCATGTCAGCCACCCACGGGTCGGTCGCAGGTTCTTCGGGCTTCGGCACGGCTTCGACCGTGCGCGCGGCGTCTGCCGTCTCGGTGCGGGCCTTGAGGTCGTCCAACTCGGGCTTAAGCGCATCACGGCTGGCGCGGTCAATCGACTTCCACCATTCCTTGAACGTCTCGGCGCCACGGTCGGCATGCGAGCGGGCCGCGTCCAGTAGATCTGCCGACGCACCGTTCGCCGGCTCAACAACCTCTGCGGCTCCCATGTCCTTCGGCCCCGGCGCCGTCATCAGTTCATCCGGCGTGTAAACGCCAAGGATCACTTCGGGTGCATGCAGGCGACTCCATCGCTTCGATGCCAAGTAGGCAATCTGCTGCTTCGGATCTTCGGCCCAGAGCGTCGAATTCCGGGTACGAACCTGCGTCATCAGAATCTCGAGCGTGCGCGGCTGCGCTTCACCGCGCAGCGTTGCCCATACTCGGACCCCAAGCCCGGCCTCGTCCTTCAGTTCCCAGTCCGGGACGATGTATTCCTTCGGCTTACCGTCGTCGTCCTTCTTGGTGGTGCTGACCACCTTCTTGAACTTGCCGACGATTCGCTCCCACGGGCCAAACCATTCGTAATTGATTCGGCCGGTGATGGCGCGGCTTGTGTTGATGGCCGCGGTGACAAGCTGCGCCTCATACCCCAGCGTGCCGTTGACCAGATGCGTTTTCTGCGCGACGGCAAATGGGTTCATGCCCCATTGCGTTGCCTGCATGCAGACGGCCAGGCAGTCACCCTTGTTGCCGGCCAAGTGCTTCGGAACGGTCACGCGCCCGATAGCCATGTACTCGGCCATGTTCATGAGGTTCTGCATGTTGGCCGCGTCGAGCACCAGCGATGCGGTCCTCGTGTCGTGCTGCACGAGATCACCATCGGATTGGCTCAACGTAGCCAGATCAGTCGTCGCGTTCATTCGTTCTCCACTCACATCAGTTGGATGCGCATCAGTTGCTGCGCTTGCTTGGTCACGTACTCGTTGTGCGCCGCGATCTGCTTCGGGAACCACTCGGCTTCGCGCTTCGCCAGGTCAAGCGACTGCTTCAGGCCGGCAATCTCGCGCTCGGCCATCGCAATGCGGAAGCGCACCGGGATCTGCATCAGCAGGCAGCGCAGCTTGTGGCGCAGCGGGCGGCGGGTGTAGCTGATAGTCATCATCGAAAGCCTCCGTTTCTTCGTCTGTGAATCTGAAAAAGTTGAATAGGCCAAGCAGAAACAAAATCGACAGAAACAAGGCGTCGAACCACATGGCTATCTCCCGAACCAGGGCTGCGGCAAGAACATGCTCAAGAGCATTCCGAATGCAGTACCGATCACGAACAGCACCCAGCAGTAGCGTGGGTACTCGTCCGGCTGCTCTGGTGTGGTTTCATTACTCATGCTTGTCTCGCGAGGCGGCGTCGTTCCACCAGTCGGAGCCCCAGTCGATACCAAGGCTGATCGCGCAGACCATCACGAAGACGGCGCAGAGCGTGGAAATGACGATGAGGAAGAGTTCCATCAGGTTGCCCTCACCTTGAGCATTTCATCGGCCATCGCGTAGGCGTTTGTCGCCATCAGATTCATTGGATCGGTGGCATTCGCCTTCAACATTGCTTGCTGCAAATCGGAAGCGGTAGCCGGAACGCCGATAAATGCGACCATCGCCTTCGCAGCAAAATAGTCACGCAACGAAACGCCGCTTATTGCCTTTGCCCGTGCCGCGATGTAAGCGCGCTCGCGCTCTTCGCTGCCGGTGATGTCAGCAATCTCGGCCGCTGCTACCGCATGAATTGCCTGCGGGTCTTGCAGCGGGAAAACTCGTCCGCCGTCGTCGCGCGCGCTCATGCGAACACCTCGTTCCGATCACGCTCACGCGCGTCTTCCTTGGCTGTATCCGCTGCGTCATGAACCCGCTCGATCTGGTCGCATGTCAGCTTCTCAGTCCAACGCGCCAGGACGGTGTCGGGGAACACGTCATCCGGCTTCATCCAGTCGCCGTTGATGAGCACGGCAACGAGCGACACGCCAGCCACGGAACCGGGACCGCAAGTCGGCGACTCGACGTTGTAGTTCGGTGCCTCACCCTGATCGAACTCGGCCTCGACCAGAAATTCGGTGTCGCCGAGATACACGGAGGCGATGAAGTTGCCGTACTCCGGCTTGGCGTCGATCCCAAGATGGGCGTCCAGCGCCGTCAGCGCGCGCCGCAGTTCAGCCTTCAGCAGATCGTTCTCATGCGCCAAGACTGCGCTGTGGATCGGCCGGCCGCCGATGGTTCCAAGTTCCGCCGCCTGTTTCGCAATCCGCTGGATCAGGCGATCCGTGCTTTGCCCCATTTCTTGAACCTCCATCTGTGCCGCTGGACAGCGGATGGAGAGAAGATCGCAAAACTTTGCGATCAAGTCAAGCAAAACTTTGCGATCTACTGAATATTCTTTGAACGTAAAAAAGCCCGCTCATGGCGGGCTGCAGTGACTGGAGACACCACCCACCTGCCCCGCCGGCCAGACGGAGAGATGCACGACAAGGAGAGTTGATGCAAACTGCTGAGCATCGATCGCATGTGCCGCCCAAGCCAGTGCCGCCACCTGCGCCACCACCACCGCCGCCACCTCCACCGCAGGAGCGGCCTAGGAGATAGCCAATGCCCGCCGACAAGGACGTGCTGCTGAACGAAATTCGCTACGCCGAACGCCTTTGCCAGCGCACGGCTCGCCTGTACCGGCGACTGCAATCCATTGGCACGTTCGGCACGGTGTTGGGTGGCAGCGCCGCATTAACCGCCCTTTCATCGTCGCTGCCTTCATGGGTCAGCGTGTCGGGTGCGGCGGTTTTCACGGTGTTCGGTGCTGCCATGCTGGCGATCCGCCCAGCCGACAAGGCCGCCGCGAACGAGACAGACATGCGCCGCTACGCCACGCTCCGCACCGAAGCGCTCGCGATGGATGCCCTGGCGCTCGAAGTCGCACTGAACAAGGCGCGCCAGGGCGACGCGCCAGAGATCGAAGCGCTCCGTGAAGTCGCCTACAACGACCTGATGCGCGAGATCGGCCAGGACGGCTACGCCGGGAAGCTGTCGCTTCAGCAGCGGGTGATTGCCTCGCTGGCCTGACCTACCCCATTCCACCACCAGCCCGCCGCGTGCGGGCTTTTTTGCGTCTGCGCGAAGGGGGGGCTATTGAAAAAAGCTGTGCGTGACTTGCTTCATCATCTGCCCATTGTCTTCTTCAAAGGTGATGGCAACGTGCGCTCTGTTTGATGGTGATATCCACTGAAGCAGGATCAATTTGGCCATCGGCGTAACGCTGGTCGGGGCGCCAAATGCGGATTCGGCGTCTTTACGACTGGTGACACCCGGCTTGAAGGATGCAAGCAACTCTGGGGTAATCCTCTCTGGTTCTCGAACATAAGCGCCAGTCAAGGTGATCGGCTTTACCTTCACCGCCTGCGCGCAAAAGTTAGAGATTTCCTGATCTTGATAGATCGTCTCGCCAGCGCGCGCAACTTCGACCAATCTGTCATTGCGAACAATGCTCAGGTAAACCCGGGACCCGGTGTAGCCGCCGAAGGAATTCTTTGCGTTAACGCTGTAGCATGAGCCCCATCCATGGCCACCGATTGAAAAAATTCCGCTAGACCCAGCGAATTTTGACGGGCCAGCGTATTGGGATATCAGTGCGGATCCTGGGTCTTTCAAGTTCGCCGAAAGGTATCCAAGGAAGAGAGCCTGGTTGCTGGCGGGTGTTGGTGCTGAGCCGAAATTACGTTCGGCATCCGACATGCCAGCAACACCTCCGGAAGTGCAGCCGGTGATCCAAAGAAGGCTTGTTACAGATACCGAAAGCAACAAACGATTCATCAGAAGAGACCCCACGATCTGTCGATGGAAATTACTCCAAAGGTGGCCTTGGGTTGAGCGCGAGGCGTTCGAAGAATGGGCTCCTCCGGCCTTCCGATGAAACGATAAATTGCAGCCACACGTCTCATGCCGCATTCAGTTTCCTGAATTCGTCATCTTCAGCCTTTGGCGCCCAGTCAGGCAAAACTCCGTGGTCGGCAAAATAGTTGCCGGCACGCCACCGTAGAAAACGAAGCCGATCTTCATTTGATGACGCATCGGTCACCAAGTCAGCGACTTCGATACCAAGAACGTCCGCTATTTTCGACAACTCGGTGAGCTTGGCCGAGGGGGATTTCCCGCTGGCGCTCCCGGCCCGCGAGAGCGGTGCGCAATAGTTCTTCACCGTATTTGGGGCGACGCCCGCTTCCCGCGCGAGCGTCGAGTAGTTCCATCGGGAGCCCATGAAGAACTTGAGCGCCTCTGCCACGACTAGGTTGATGTCCTTTTTCGCCATCAAACGAGTTTGGGCAAGATGCGTCGCAAAGTGTTGCTTGCCATGATCGCAAAGTTTTGCGATCATGGCGCCGATGAACGCCTCACTCGACACCGAAGTTCTCCTGTCCCTTGAGCGACGCAAGGGGGAGTGGAAGCGAATCGCCGACGAGTCCGGCGTTAGCTATTCCTGGATTTCCAAGTTCGCAAACGGGCATATCCCGAATCCCGGATTTCAGACGTTGGTTGGTCTGCGCGACTACTTGGTGCGAACCGATCCTGGGGCGAGCCCATTCGCGGCAAAGCAGTCCGCCTGACATCACAGACTCACGCCCCGCGCAATGAGCGTCAGCAGCCGCGCCACCAGCCCATGCAGCTTCTCGGTCGCCCAGCGGTGGGTGGCTTCGTGTTTGTCCATGGCCGGCATCGTCGGCGCGGACTCTCCGATCGCCTACCAAACGCTTCCACAAAAAAGCCAGAGCCGCGTGAACAGCGGCCATCCGAAACAGAAATTTGGAGACGTTTGGAATGCTTCCTGAATCGCTGAATGACGCCTATGTCGAGGCCGTGAAGGCGCTCGGCGGATCGAAGGTAGTGGGCGTCGAGCTATGGCGCTCCAAGGGCGTGGAAGCCGCGCAGCGTCACCTGCTTGCGTGCCTGAACCCCGACCGCAACGAGAAGCTGTCTCCAGATGAATGCCTGCTGATCGAGCGTCTGGCCCGCGATCGCGGCTGCCACGTCGTCATGCAGTTCCGCGCGCATGCCCTGAGCTATGCCGAGCCGGTGCCGATCAAGCCGCTCGACGAAACCGACCAGCTGCGCCGCGAGCTGCTGGAAATGGGTCGTGATCTGCAACAGAAGCTGGCCAAGCTCGAAGCGATGGATCGACCGGCACTGAGGTCTGCGGCATGAGCGCCAGCACCGACTACCTCGAATTCCTGCGCGCCAAGATCAAGATGGCCGCGTTCAGTGGCTTCGAGATCGCGGCCGAAGGGTTGCACTCGAAGCTGTTCCCTCACCAGCGCGACATCGTCGCGTGGGCCGTGAAGGGCGGCAATCGCGCCATCTTCGCCAGCTTCGGCCTTGGCAAGTCGGTGATGCAGTGCGAGTGGTTGCGCCAGATCTCGCTGGCAGTGCCTGGTGATGACCCACTGCTGATCGTGTGCCCGCTGGGCGTTCGCCAGGAACTGATCCGCGATGCTGCGATGCTCGGCATCGAATTGCGCTTCATCCGCACCGCGGCAGAGATGACGCCCGGCCAGCGCTTCTACTGCACGAACTATGAATCGGTGCGCGACGGCAAGCTGAACCCGCAACAGTTCCTGGCCGTCAGCCTGGATGAGGCGAGTGTGTTGCGCAGCTTCGGCAGCAAGACTTATCAGGAGTTCCTGCCGCTGTTCGAGGGCGTGCGCTTCAAGCTGGTCAACACCGCGACGCCGAGCCCGAACCGCTTCAAGGAGCTGATCCACTACGCCGGCTTCCTTGGTGTGATGGATACCGGCCAGGCGCTGACACGGTTCTTCCAGCGCGACAGCGAGAAGGCCGGAAACCTGACGCTGTACCCGCACAAAGAACAGGAGTTCTGGCTGTGGGTGTCGAGCTGGGCCGTGTTCGTTCAGCGCCCCAGCGATCTCGGTCACAGCGACGATGGCTATGACCTGCCGCCGATCGAGGTGCGATATCACGAGGTGCCCACCGACTATGCGAAGGCCGGCGCCGATCGCGATGGCCAAGCCTTGATGTTCACGGATCCTGCGCTCGGCCTGAGTGCTGCGGCCAGCGAGAAGCGGGACAGCTTGCCGGCGCGAGTGGCGAAGGTGGCCGAGATCATCGGTGCGTCACCGGCCGATCACTTCGTCGTCTGGCACGACCTCGAGGCCGAGCGCCATGCGCTGCAGGCCGCCATCCCTGAAGCCGTGAGCGTGTGGGGCAGTCAAGACCTCGACGAGCGCGAGAAGCGGATCGTGGACTTCGGCGAGGGCCAGTACCGAATCCTCTCCACAAAGCCCGTGATCGCCGGCAGTGGTTGCAACTTCCAGCGCCACTGTCATCGCGAGATCTTCGCCGGCATCGGCTTCAAGTTCAACGACTGGATTCAGGCGATCCACCGGGTTCAGCGCTTCCAGCAACCGCATCCGGTCGTGATCGACGTGGTCTACAGCGAAGCCGAGCGCGAGGTTCTGCGCACCCTCAAAGCCAAGTGGGCACAACACGAAGAGATGGTGAAGAACATGACCGAGATCATCAAGAAGTACGGCCTGAACCATCTCGCGATGCAGCAGACGCTGGCCAGGACGATCGGCGTCGAGCGACTCGAAGTGAAGGGCGATCTCTTCACGGTCGCGAACAACGATTGCGTCGACGAGGCGCAGCGGCTGCCAGAGGACAGCGTCGACCTGATGGTCACGTCGATCCCGTTCGCGAACCACTACGAATACAGCCCGAGCTACAACGACTTCGGCCACACCGAGGACAACGATCACTTCTGGGCTCAGATGGATTTCCTGACGCCGCAGCTGCTGCGCGCGCTGAAGCCGGGCCGGCTCTATTGCTGCCACGTCAAGGATCGCATCCTGTTCGGCAACGTCACCGGCGCCGGCGCTCCGACGGTCAGCCCGTTCCACTGCGAAGCCATCATGCACGGGCGCAAGCATGGCTTCGACTACATGGGGCTGATCACTGTCGTGACCGACGTGGTGCGCGAGAACAACCAGACCTATCGGCTGGGCTGGTCGGAGCAGTGCAAAGACGGCACGAAGATGGGCGTCGGGTCACCCGAGTACGTGATCCTGTTCCGCAAGCCGCAGAGCGATCGCGCGAAGGGCTATGCCGACGTGCCGGTGGCGAAGTCGAAGGCCGACTACACCCGCGCGCATTGGCAGGTCGACGCGCATGCGTTCTGGCGATCGAGCGGCGACCGCCAGATCACCGCAGACGAACTGGCAGGCCTGGGACCAGACAAGCTGGCCAGCCTGTTCACGAAGTACAGCCTGCAGCAGGTATACGACTACGAGTTCCACATCCGCATCGGCGAGGAACTCGAAGCCCGCGGAGCGCTGCCGTCGACCTTCATGAGCTTGGCGCCGGGTAGCCATCACCCGGACGTGTGGCACGACGTCACACGCATGCTGACGCTGAACAGCGAGCAGAGCCGGCGCGCCGTCGAAAAGCACGTCTGCCCGCTGCAGTTCGACATCGTGGACCGCCTGATTGAGCGGTACAGCAACGCCGGCGAGTTTGTCTATGACCCCTTCTGCGGGCTCGGCACCGTGCCTTACAGAGCGATCCTGAAGGGCCGTCGCGGCGGTGGAAGCGAGCTGAACCCTGCGTACTTCATGGACCAGGTGCACTACCTGAAGTCCGCCGAGCAGCAGGTGTCGATGCCATCGCTGTTCGATGCGTTGGAGGCTGTTGAAGAGGCGCAGGTCAGCATGACCCTGTACCTCGCCGGGCCGATGAGCAATTTGCCGGCCCTGAACTTCCCGGCCTTCCACGCCGCCGCTGCAGACTTGCGCGCGCTCGGGCATGTCGTGGTGAACCCCGCCGAGATCAACACCGACCCGAGCGCCGGGTGGCTGACCTGCATGCGCGCCGACATCAAGCAGCTGGTCGACTGCGAGGCGATATGCCTGCTTCCGGGCTGGAGTCTCTCGCGTGGCGCGTACCTCGAGCGGCTGATCGCCAGGGCGCTCGGCATCGAGGCGCTTGACCTGTGCGACGTGACCGTAGCGGAAGAGTTGGGAATTCCGACATGAGCTACGAACTTCAGCCCGGAACCATCGCGTTCCTGTGTGCGAAGCATCTGCGCACGCTGGCGCCAGGAGTTGAACTCAGTACAGCCGAACTGTCCGCGGCGCTGGGCCAGCCGTCCAGTTCATTGCTTCCGGCGACGCAGGCGGCACGCAACCACGGGCTGATTCGCGCCCGCTATCGAGACGACAACAAACGCCATCTGTGGTGGTCGATCGGCGACGGCTCGCCCTTGCCGAAGCCAGATACAGACGACAGCGAAGTCGAAGACACGACGTTGGGAAAGCCGTTCAAGTCGCCGTCAGCATCGCTGCGCAGTGTGTTCGACCTCGCCGGCCCTGCAGACCCGCTGGTGATCCCGGTGCTCAAGCCTGCTGCGAGCAAGCCGGCGCTGAAGGCCGCCAACAAGGTCAAGCCGGTGGTCGTGGAACAAGCGCCGCCGCCAGAGCCGCAACCAGAGCTGTCACCACCCGAGCCTGAACTGATGCCGCACGTCGCTGACGCGCCCGACATGCGCGTGGCGATCTGGTCAGACGGCGCCATCCAGATCCGCCGCGGTGACGCTGATGTGGCGGTGCTGACGCCTGGTGAGGCGCGGCAGGTGCTGGATGCGTTGGATCGGATGCTGGCGCGCGAGGTGGACGAGTGAGTCCGTCATTGATGGTTGCGCCCGCTCTATGGACCGATCACATGGGGCGGATTTGGAAGGTTTCCACGAGTAGGAACAAGTTGAAATTCAACATTCCATGCCACGCAGCAATGCGTGCTTATGTGATGCACCGGGACGGCTACAAGTGCTGCAGATGCAACGCCACCGCTGCATTTGTGCCTCCAGCCTATGACGGCAGCTTTGCTCTACCAACAAACACACGGAATGGATCGGGGTTCAGGGATCAGCTTGTTGTTGATCATGTAACTACGCGCGCCGCTGGCGGTCGGAATGTTGTTGAGAACCTCCAATCACTGTGCGAGACCTGCAATCGAAAAAAGATTCGGTCTGACATTTCCGACGCAATTGCCGCGCGGATTGGGGTCTCAGCATGAAGATCACGCCAAAGAACTGGCGCGATTTCCAGCACTACAAAGACCGCAACCCGCCGTGGATTCGGCTGCACAAAGGTTTGCTCGACAACTTCGAGTTTCAGAGCTTGCCGGTTGCTAGCAGGGCGCTAGCACCGATGTTGTGGCTGCTTGCCAGTGATTCCGTTGACGGTCTCATTGATGCCGAGCCGAAGAAATTGGCCTTTCGGCTTCGCATGTCGCTGTCTGAAGTGGTTGAAGCACTCAAGCCATTGATTGACAACGGGTTTTTCATTGCGGAGCAAGTTGATAGCAAGGCGCTAGCGGATTGCTTGCGTGGTGCTGTACCAGAGGCAGAGGCAGAGAGAGAGGCAGAGACATTCACAGAGGCAGAGGCAGAGGCAGGTTGCGAAGACCCCGCTGTCGCGGAGCCCTCGCCGCGGGCCTTGGTTTTGGTCGGGACCAAGCCTCAAAAACCAGCGAAGCCGAAGCCCGCGCCAGTCAGTTCGGCTGCCTGGACGGCGTACAGCGAGGCGTACTTGTCGCGCTACGGCGCCGAGCCCGTGCGCAATGCCAAAGTGAACGGCCAACTTGCCAGTCTCGTGAGCCGGCTTGGCGACGAGGCACCTGAAGTCGCTCGCTTTTTCGTGGGCCATTCCGGCGCGTTCTACGTGCGAGGGATGCACTCAGTCGACGCCTTGCTGAAGGACGCCGAGAAGTTGCGCACCGAGTGGGCGACCGGTCGGCAGATGACCCACACGCAGGCAGTGGCATCCGACCGGACGCAAACCAACCTCAATGCCTTTGGCCCGCTGATCGCGGATGCAGAGGCGCGCGAAGCAATGGAAAGGGGAACGTGATGGCGAGCTCGGATTTGCTCAAGGCCGTGGCAGTGACGGCGGAATTGTGTGGCCGCACGTTCACGCCAGAGGCTGCGGCCGTCTTCGTGTCGGATCTCGCCGGGTTTCCTGAACCGTGCGTTATGGCCGCGCTCAAGCGCTGCCGCAAAGAGGTCCGCGGTGTGATGACCGTGCAGGACGTGATCGGCCGCATCGATGATGGTCGGCCAGGGCCTGAAGAGGCGTGGGCAATGATCCCGAAGAGCGAGGCTGACACGGTGGTCTGGACTGCCGAAATGTGCCAAGCCCATGCGGTCGCCTGCCCGCTGCTTGACGCGGGTGATGCCATCGGCGCACGCATGGCGTTCAAGGAAACCTACAGCCGACTGGTGGCCGCCGCGCGTGATGCGCAGCGCGCGGTGTCGTGGTCGGCATCGCTTGGTCACGACGCCAGGGCGCGCGATGCCGCGCTTGCGCTCGGTGTCGAGCAAGGTCGCATCAGCGTGGAATACGCGCGCTCTGAGTCGCCATCGCTGCAGATCAGCGACGCAAGGATCACGAGCGCGGCAGGAGCGCTTCTCAGGAGGATCGCGTAATGGCGCAGCACCCTGATCCCGATCGCGTCGTCGTTCTGCTGCAGAGGCTGGCGCAGCGGACGCGCCACCACAAGCAATGGGCCTATGACCTGCGCGACAGAGAGAAGCGAGGCGAGGAATTGAGCGAGGTTCAGCGGGCTGCTTGGAGGGGCGCTCTGACCTATGGCGGGGCAGAGCCAATGGTGGGTCACTTCAAACCCATCGATCCCGCAAAGTTGCCGCCCGCCATGCGCCCCGTCACCGACCCGCATCTTGCGCTGATGGAGTCAACGACATGAACGACCACCTCACTCCCGAGCAGCGCGCCAAGGTAAGCGAAGTCGCCCACGACTTGCTCGCACACCGCGCAGCCGGCGGAAAGTTGAGCCC